GATTGGGAAATAATAGATGATAACTGCGTTATAGAATCTGGATCACAAGAACAGATTATGGATATTTGGGTCCGGATGATTAGAGGAGAATACGATTTCTCCGAAATGGTACCGCCGAGAAAGGGAGATGTCAAACTGGTTCAAGTACATGGAGTGATTTAGGGATGAAATGGATTATATCAGATGGAAATGCTCTGGAAACCTACAAAGATTGGAATCTTCTACTTAGATCTGCTGAGGAATGGTATTTGTACCTGTCTGAAGAGTCCGCAATTGATGACGACGGAATGGATATAGCCATTTCAGATCGTGATTTCTCGGAAATTCCAGAAGGAGACGTCGTATCCCTTAATGACGCAATAAGATCTTGGGAGGAGAAAATTGCAGAGGCGGCAGGATATACAACGTTCTCTGGACACGGAAGTTATTCGGTGTCCGCAGCGTCGAATATGGGCCTGAATTTAACGGTGAGAGAAGAGTAAAAAAAATCACCGTAAACTACTTAAGCTTGGAATGTATAGTGTATAGTAAGGAGAGATGGAACATGGATCTAGTCTTAGAAATTAAAGACCAGAACGATAAAACATTAAGTCTATCTAGTGGACATCAAGTAATTCTTGTGACGCCAGATCTAAATGAGAATTATTGGTCCTACAGAGTACGATTGTCCGATAATCAGGCCGTACTTGGATTTCCAAAAATGATGACAATTGGAATAGGGTTTGAAAAGGAAGAAGCAGATTGGAATACTAATTTGCCTTGGTGGACTCCTTCAGATAAGATATTAAAGCATATAATAGTAAACAAAGGAGATTCCTCAATTAAAGATGAAGATGTGTTGACAGCAATTAAAATGATCCGAGAAGCCATTTATCAGAATCTTTCTTGGACAGAGCAAGAAAAGGCGTGGGAACTAAATGAAAAATTGATAGAGGAGAAATAAACATGGAAAAGATCTACTATATAGTTTTGAATCAAGACAAAGTAATAGAGGCTCTTGCAGATGAGGTTTTCGACGAAGTGGGAGACCGAAATGGTTATTTCGGGATTCATATTCAGCCTGCGGTTTTGGAGGCTTTTGAAAGTGGGAATGTTGATTACCCTTGGGTAACTAAAGTAACTTGGCATCAAAATGGTAATTACTATCCTCCGGGAGCGGGCCACATATCCGAATTTGGTTTGATGGAGTTCTTTGATGAAGATAAATTATACGATTCAGGAGCTATGAGTGAAACCCTTTCAGAGGTTCGTGCTGACGCAAGAAGAGAATGGGCCTTGGAAAACGACTTTGACTTTGAAACCGTAGAAGAAAATTTCTTGGACAAAGATTGGGGATATTATGAGTCCGTCCAGGAAATTATGGAGGAATGGGAACAGACCGCAATTGGTATATTCCGAGAAGAAGCAGTAATAAATAGACTGGAAGAAGTTAGAGATGAGCCGGAAGATGAAAATGGAATTACTTATGTTTATAAAATTGTGTGGGAGTAATGTGATTGAAACAATTAAGTTTGGAAGAAGAAGAAATTTTAAAACTTCTCCCCAATGAACCATTTATGGCTCGCGAAGTGAAAAGCGACAGAGGGAATGTAAAAATTGCTTTCATTTTGCGATCACTAGAGGGAAAGGGATTAGTTAAAAGAAAAGGGAAAACGGGAAAATTGAAGAGGTATATATTATGGAAGAAAAATTAACTAAAATTAATTCAGCGACAAAGTATCCGAGCATTCTTACTTATCACAAGATAGGAGAACGCGGGCGGTTACTAGATGAAATTCAAGTAGATTTTGAGGGCCAAAAAGTTATTCTGACTGAAAAAGTAGATGGAGTAAATGGTAGAATAATTCTGTTCCCAGATGGATTTTACATTATTGGTAGTAGAGAAGAACTGTTATATGCCAAAGGAGACCTCATTGGGAATCCGCAGTTGGGAATTGTAGATGTGTTGAAACCGATTGCCGAGAAATTAAGACCTCGTTCATATGTCACCGTATTCTATTGGGAAGTATACGGAGGGAAGACAACAAAGAGCAGCAAACAATATACAGGAAATGGACAATTAAGTTGTCGCCTCTTTGATATTGCGTTTATTCCTGAACAAGAAAAAATTATGCAGATGTCAATAGAACGGATTGCATCATGGAGAGATAACGGTGGACAAAATTTTTACAAGGAAACTACATTAGAATTAACTAAATTCCCGCTAACTCCAAGAATATGTGAAGATATAGTCCCAAATGGAAATGTCCAGGAGGTCTACGATTGGTTAAAAACTAAAATACAAACTACTAATTGTAGTTTAGATGATGAAGCCCTGGGAAGACCAGAAGGACTTGTGGTTAGGATGTTTGACAGATCTAAGATTGCAAAGATAAGATTTGAAGATTACGAAAGGACGATGAGGAAATAACATGCAAGCAATAGAAATACATAATATAGCTAACAATTTTATAGAAACATATGGAGCCGAATTTATTCTCGGTAATCCCTTTAAGTGGATGGAGTGGTATATAGAAACAATGAAAATTAGAAATGAAACCATAATCTATGAAGAATATTTAGTATTTTGTATACTCACTAAATCCTCTTTACGCAATCTAATTGGAATGAAAGTTGAAAGCGCCTTTATTATGGCAACCGAAAAAGGAATGATAAAATACGGAGAAACACTACAAAATGAAACAAATTAAAGTTAGAATAGTGTTCGAAAGGACCTGTCCGGCATCGTCAGAATACTATGATACGACTGATGTTGAAGAAATGATTAGAATAGAAAGGGAACAAATGGAAGATGGGAGCATTCTTGAAGAGATGATTTATAATACAGAACCTATAATTGAAATAACTGCGGAGGAGATTTAAATGAATAATCTAAAATTTTTAGTAGTAATTTTTATGCTAATCGGAGTTTGTCAAGGACTAACAACAGAAAACATTGTCTGGATCAGTCCAGATATTATAAAAATCGATGGACAACAAATGATTCTAGATGGAGTCTCCTGTTCTGGGTTGTCAGAAGGGATGAAAAAGTTTATTGCTGAATTCTGGCAATGTATGACAGATGATGAAATAGTGGAGTATGAAATAGTAGAAGAACGAAATGGAGTCTCAGTAATAACTATGGAATTAGATGAGTTAAATGTCAACAAGAAAATAATAGAAGAGGTATTATTTTATCAGTGAGGTTAAAATGTTTAAACTATTTAAGAAGAAGAGAAAAGTTACCGAAGCTCAAATGAGATTGGGAAGATTATTAGAGGCACGAGGAATTGTGAATATTTCTAAGTTTGTCAAAGCCTGCGAAAGAGAAGAATATGAAAAAGTAGAAAAATGGAAGAAAGAAATTTCCGCAGGAAAATTCTAAGCCCGTATTATGAGAAAAAAACATTTTTTTAAAAAAAATATATTTTATTTATCCTTTTTATTCTTCACGATTGCACAATACGCCTTACTCCTCTCTTTCAAAGTCCCTTGTGATATTGCTTTTCTGAGCTGATACATCTCTGCAATTCTTCCAGTGATTCTTACATGAGCAAATTCCCGTTTTTCTGGAGATAGATTTAAGATTACTTTTCTATCCTCATCTCTGAGTGCAGCAATCCTAAAATCTATATAAGCCTTGAGGTCCTTTTTCTCAAGGAGGAGATCTAGTAGACCCAATTAAGTTGCCTCCCACTCGCGAGGAACGATTACATATTCCTCGAATATCCGATCGGTTAGGCCGGAGTTCCAGCTATGATGCTGAATTTCTCGGCCTTCTGCTATCACTCTGGCAGCGATCGGATCACGGCCAAGATCGATCTCCCTCCTAGCCTCTGCTCCATCAGGGGGATACAGTTCTTGGTTTTCCAGCCGTCTTCGCACTATTACATGCTTGACGGTTTCAATCCCCACCTCAGCGTCGTGGAAGTCCTGGAAAGCTCTATTGCGATCCTCGCCTTCGTATCTATCAATATTTTTGATTGCTCCCGGCCAATAGCCATTTCCGGCATAATGGCCGCCGACAACACTAATCACTCGATAATACTGTCGGGATTGACCGGCAAAAGTCTCTAAATAAATCGACATGTATGTCGATTTTCCTGCTATTCGCAACTGTACGGCCATGCTCAGGCCACCTTCTTCTGTCGTGCTGCCTTCACCAGATTCTTATATTCTTCCAATTCGGCATCTGTGGCTTCCGAACCATAGACTATATCCATGTGTTTGGCACCGTTCGGCAACACATATTTTATTGGCACCGGATCGCATGTCGCTTTTTCGCCCGATCGGAGCCAAAAAGCGGCTATCGTATCGACTATCATCTCCTGCCCATGTACAGGCAGGACTAAATGAGAGCAATCCCCTCCATAATTCATGGGGGTGATCATTTTTCTCCCTAACGCTATATGGAATTGCGCCTTTGGGTTCGATCCAAAAGCCATCTCAGGCCACCTCCTTCAAAATCTCAACCATCTTTTCAGCCTTCTCACTTATTTCTTCATATTCCTTCTCGTATTTTTCCAATTCCAAGGCGTAAAGCCTCAAGAACTCAGGGAGTCTTTTAATGGCGGCCTTCTTTACGGGCCGAGAGCAATCTGTAATAACCTCTCCTGAAAACTCCTCTACATCCGCAATTGAATGTAAGCCCCAGTCTTTCCTCACAGAAAGGCGATAATTTACCTTTCCAAGATACTCATTGTTATCCGTATAAAACGGTTCTGGATCAGTAAATCTAATCCCAGCTTTGGGACCTACGATCTCAAAATACTTATCAATAGTGATAAGAGCCGCTGAAAGCTTGTCACTGTAACGGACTAGGTTTCCAGCTCTTTCGTTAATGTACTTCACGGTTTTGGTGTCAATTCTAGTGGCTTCCGCCTCGATGCTATTTTCCATGTTTTATATCTCCTGTTTCGTAGCGTCTCTTCCGTTTTAGTATTTCTTCCGAAACACTTCAACAATACCTATAGTGGCGTTGATAGTATAAATAGTTGGTGGTACTGCGTAAATTTTCATTAATTTAAATTTTTCAATAACTTTAAATATTACTTTCACAACAGAATATTATATGATTAAACCTATAGATATAAATTATTTAAAGAAACTGTATTATAAAGAAAATTTACCAATCAAGGAAATAGAAAAAGAACTTAAAATAAAAGAAGGCTCATTGTATTATGTTTTAAGAATTAATAATTTACCATCCAGAGAACGGCCTAAAAATCCCATGCAAGAATCTATAACAAAAGAAGTTTTATTTGACTTATATATAAATCAAAATAAAACAATGCAAAAAATCGCAAAAGAAACGGGTCTATCTACAACTTGTATTTTTAAATTAATAAAACTATTTAACATTCCGAAAAGAAGAGTACATATTGATAAAGAAACATTACTTCAAAAATACATAATTGAGCATAAGACTATCAAAGAAATCGCAGCGGAGTTAAACGTCGGACAAGGCCGAATTTCTTATGACCTGCACCAATTTGGAATATTGACTAAATTTAACAATCCAAATATTGACAAAATAACAAAAGAAACCTTATCTGATAAAGTAGCGAAAGAAAATAAAACAATATGTCAAATCTCAAAAGAATTTATGGTATCCCAGACGGTAATATTTAAACAAATGAATAAATATGGTTTGTATACCTCTCGTGCCTATAGACTAAATCCCCAAAAACTAAATTTCGAAACATTAAACCATAAATATACAGAAGAAGAAAAGACAACATACGAAATAGCTCGCGAAATGGGAGTACATCGAGAAACAGTGTCAAAGTATCTGAAAGAATATAATATACCAATTCGAGAATATGTACCAACGCCAATAGAAGAGACTTTTAATATAACAAAAGAAATTTTATATCAAAAATATTGGGTAGAATTAAAAACAACATATGAAATTGCAGACGAATATAATATATCTGCAACTACAATTTTTAAATTATTAAAAAAATATGATATAGGAACTAGGAGCGCCAGCGATTTAAAAGGGCCCTTGTCAAGTGGATGGAAAGGAGGAATTTCTTTTCTTCCTTACTGCCCGGAATTTAACGACAATTTAAAAGAGAAAATAAGAACAGAATTCGGAAGAGTATGTTACCTTTGTGGCAAGACAGAGGTAGACGAGGGAAAGGGTCTTTGTGTTCACCACATAGATTACAATAAGAAACAAGGATGTGGGCATAAATGGGCACTTATTCCCTTGTGTAATTCTTGTCACCTACGCACAAACGGCAACCGATGGTATTATTTTAATTTATTTATTAATTATTGGATATTGCAAGATAATATTTGTTTAAACCTCCCAGGAATCAACCCAGGTTTTAATTCACCACCACTCAAAGTCAAAAAAAAATAAATCACAGCCAATATTTTAACCAGCCAATATTTTAACCAGCCAATATTTTAACCAGCCAATATTTTAACCAGCCAATATTTTAACCAGCCAATATTTTAACCAGCCAATATTTTAAATATAAAATTATTCTCTTGCTAATAGAGAATTCAGATAACTACTTATACTAGCAACACCATAGTATGTATTGCTGAGATGTGACAGCTCGCGAGACTGCCAGAGGTGTGATTGCCTCTTTTCCATCTCAGCTCACCTATTATATGAGGTTATGAAAATGGAAATAATGGTAGAAAGTGACAGTTTCAACATGAATTGGGAGAAGAGCACCACCGCGAAAGGATGGGGAGAGTTCGAGGTCTGGTTCGAAAAAGCTCTAAATGAAGGTTACGAGTATGAAGATGGCGATAGTAACGAACCGTCTGGTTATCCAAGGGTCAGAGTAAAGACCGATCTTCCTCAGCTCCTTGTGATAGGGGTCTGTTATGGCAGCGGTCTCCAATTTGGGAATGTTCTTCCGAATGGAGAGTTTAGGGCGCTGTGGTATTGCGCTCCGTCATTGGAGAAGTTTTATGCTTTCCTTGACAATCTGAGGATCGCAGAGCACAATTTCGTTGGCGGGAGCTATGGTTTTGGCTCTCCCGCGTGGGAGGCGGTTTAAATGAATTTTAGTCTTTATTTGGAAATTTTGGAAATTTTGGGAAGAGTTGTAATAATTACTATAGTGGCCGCAATAATAATGTGGGCCACAGGGAATTTGCACGTAGACATAACGTCCATTTGAGGTAAAAATGATAGAATGTATCGTAATAGGAATCTTCTGTCTACTGGTAGGGCATTAATAGGAACGGCTCTCCACAATCACACCCAATACGGCATATGTTCGCTATGCCCAAAAAGGTAAAATATTTTTTCTTCCGCCAGAAAATCCTGGCGGATATTTTTTGATGCGTATAAGGGGTTAATTTATAATTTTAACGCGCCAGAATTAATATCTTATATTGTTTATTTTAATGAGTCTATCACGATTCATAATTATTTTTTTATTTTATTTTTAATTTCCGCTGCCCGGAAAATTTCTGCGGAAATTTTTAAGGCCCGTATTGCATGTATTTTGTGGGTTTTTTTTGGAATTCCTGGTTATTATCCAATTTTTTAAATTTTAATGAATCTGTCACGATTTATAATAGATAAATCGATTATTATATTTAGACTATAATGATTAATTATTCATAGATGGATTAATATATTATTCATATAAATCTTACATGAATCGCCCTTAGACCTCATTGTCTCTTTATCTTCCTTCTTATTCCATATCCTTATAGTCTTCTAGCTATTTATATCTAACTAAAAAGATTAATTCTACTGATAACGATCTATAAAACTTAAAAAGATTAGAATTACTTATAAGGAAAATAAAATAATACTTTCACTTAGAATTTTTAAAAGGCTTGATTCTTCTTTTAGATAGTGTTATATCCGATTTTAAATTATAGGCCTTTATTAGTTCTAAGGCGAACCGTTTAAAGCGTATAAAATTGATAAGTAATAGTATTATGTAATTAATGGGAGATTGTAAGATATAGAAAACTTAGGTTATGTTTGAGTTGATTGTGGTGATATGATTAAGATACTATTACTGATAACGGTTTTAATAAGAATAAATAACGATTGTTACTTAAAAATTCAAGGTTCAGCTTATTTAAATATAAGCGTTAATAGTATTTATAGTTAATGTATCATAAATTAACTTTAGTTAATTAAAGTAAAATTGAGTTAAAATCGAAAAAAAATTAAGCCATTCTTAGCCATTTATTTCTTCCCATTTAGGAGCGTTTTTAATTCTCCATATTTTAATATAATTATCATATTCTTCTTTATTTTTAAATACAAAATTATCAAATTCTTTAGCTTCCAAATTCTTTTCGATTCTTCCAAGATATCTATTAACATCCTGTCGAAAAACTAAAATAGAATTATTATATGGTATATATTCTAAGTAGTCATATAAACAATTTAAAAAAGATTTAGCTTTATCTATAGATCTAAATAAATCTTCATGAATTGTATTAGTAAATATTATATTATACATGTTCCACCTCACCTATAAAACGGTTCAATTACTGCAAAAATTACAATCAGTCCAAAATAAATAAATAATTGCTGATTATACACTAATATTCCATTGGCCGTTAGACAACATACAATAAAAGCAATTAAAATTATAGCTAATGCAGTTAATATAAATTCTTTATTCTTTTCCATATGATCACTTCAATAAATATATCACAAAACAAATAATTAGAAAAATAACACTATATTCAATGATTAAAAACCAATTCTCACTTATAAATTTATTAATAAAAATCACTCCTTTTCTCATTTAAATTTATCCTTTCATTTGGTCCTACAATTATAAAAGCTGATTTATCCTCGGTCCTTCTATTTTGCCAATTAAAATGTTTCCATTCTTTTTTATCCATGTTATTCATTCTCCATTTATTAATGTATTAATATATTCTTCCAAGCATTTCTTATATTTTTGAGGAAGATTAATATAAATTTTTGTAGAACAGATTGTAATATTTATAATTTTATTTAATTCTTCCTCGGTTAATTTATTTAGTGGTAATGATTTAATCAATTTATTCGATTCATTTTTTAAAAAATTGTAATTATTTTGTGCATCTTCTCTTTTCATATTATCCACCTCATTTTATAAAATTCGGTTAGCCTACTTCTATAACTTCTGTTTTATTAATTGCTTTTTCAGAAAACCCAAGCTCTTTCAATTGATCTTTTAAATCTTTTAACTCTTCCTTTTCTACCTCTTCTATATAATCTCTTCCAGAATCAGATTCAATTCCATAAAGTCCGCCAGAAGTAATATATTGAATAACTCCATTAATATTAATTTCTGCCTCGGCTCTAATACCGATATAGCACCAATTGCCATTATTTAGGCTTTCCATTCTTTCATAATCTCGTTTTGCTTGAAGGAAAAGATCTTTTTTTTCTTTTTGGGTTTTCCCTTGTAGGGGATTTATACAAGGATTAAAATATTTATATTCTCCCCTATTTATATCATGAAGAAATTCGCGATCAAAAGAGAATTTGGCTCTATGATTAGAATATTCTCCTAAATATGATGTATCTGGATTATCATCGATTACATGTTTAATTTTAATTGATAGAATTTTTTTCATTTTTAATCACTCTCCTCTATTTAATTCTAATCCTATTTCAGTAATATATTTATTGTCGGCCAATTGTTCGACAATTTTTAATATTTCTTTTATTTGTTGTTCATTTAGAGAACCTTTTGAATAATATTCTTTATATGAAAAGTTGATGATAAAATTATTTCCTGGCGATCTATTTAATTTTATTTCAAGATATACATTTTTGTTATCTATATCTTTTAGTTGATATAGTTCTCCTCGTATGTAAGGAATTAATTTAAATTGCATTTATTGAATTCCTCCATGTAAAATAAAATCTTCTTCTTCTTTACCTGTCGTTCGAATTTCATTTATTACTTCAATTGGAATATTTCTTAAACTATTAAATTCGACAAAATATTTACCTTCGCGAGCTAAATCCTGAAAAGACAAATAGAATACTCTAAATTTATTAGTTTTGGGATCTATATTATACTTTTTGAGGATATTTTTAATTATCCTTCTTATTTCTATAATGTTTTGATCAACCATGTTTTTTCACTCCCTAATTTTATCTAAGTAGCAAACCCTTCTATAAGCTTCTAAGATGTCTAAAATTATGTTTTCATATTCATTAAAATTGTCGTTATTCACTCCTTTGATCCCATATACGAACAAAATCCTTATCTCTATTTGTTTAATTGCTTCATTAAATCCATTTATTAGTTCTTGGTTAACAATTTTATTTGCCTTTGGAACATAGTTTAATTCATTTCTAAGGTCACAAATAGTTTTTCTAGCTCGGATTAAGGCTTTAAACCGGTCTAGGTTATCCCTTATTACATTATAATCTATCATGTTTTAATCTCTCCTTAATGTCTAATAATTAGGGTTTTACCCACTATTTCAAATTCTGCCTTTTCTATAAAATTAATATTATACGTAAGGCAAGAATTTTGTTCTATTTCTAAAGAAGTAATGCCTTGTTTTAATAAATATTCCTTAATTTCATCAGTCATGTTTTAAACCTCTTAGCTTTTATAAATTCCACATAAAAAGGATAAATCCCTTTAATTGTGTTTATAAAAGTTAATGGTCTTTCGCTACTTCATTTCTAAATTCTTCTCCAGTTATCCATTTCCCATTTAATTTTTTAAAATTCGATTCGTGGATATCTAGGATTTGGACGAACAAAACTCCATATTCTTTTGAATAAATTAGATCTCCTTGTTTATCTTCAAATTCTTTACTATTTGCTATAATTTTGTATCCTGGTAGATCATCAGTAGATACATAAGCAAAACTTAATTCTTTTTTTGTTGAAATTTCAAAATTTTGCGCTAATTCCTCCATATAGCTATTTATATAAGTATCGGTAAAACGATCTATTGAAAAACAATTTATGTTATCTGGATTAATTACAGATATGTTAATCTCCTTAATTTTATTTGGAACTTTAAATTTATTTAAACGTATTCCTTGATAACTTGGAATTGAAGGCTTGAAGATTTTTATAAGACCAAATTCTTTGGAATAATAAAATAAATCTCCTTCTTTAATAATATTAAACTGCTTTGCAATTTTAATTTCATTAAGGGCTTTTTGCGGTAATTGATTCGTAGGTAACAGAGTTAAACTTTTATTGTCCATAAATTATTCACCTCATCAATTCAATTAGTTCATTTACCAAGAATTCTAAATAACCCCTCTCTTCTAGAGCTTCGCAGGTTAAGCCATTATTTATGTACTTTTCTAAACGGATAAAACTCTTATTTATCGCTCTTTTATGTATTCTTATGTCTTCCTCCCTATTCATTTCTTTTATCTCGTTATCTAGTTTTTCTTCAAATTCTTTTAATGCGCCTTCAGAACGACACATAAAAGAGAGATCCATATAGATATAGATAGATTTAATTTGTAATTCTCTTAACTCAGGATCAATAAATTCAAATTTTTTCTTTTCTTCTCTACTAAATAAACCATAAGAGTCTTTCATACTTCCACCTCATATTATATCATCAAGATTACCAATAAAATAAACTCTTTTCTCTAAGTAAGGGACTTCTCCACAAAAACTATATACATCATTGTTTTCTAGTACAAATAGGGAGCCACATAAGATATTTATTGAATCTACTTCTAAAAGTTCTAAAATTGGTTTGACATCCTGCGAATTAGTAATTAGTTGTACGGTATTTGGGATATCTTTTACAAATAAAATATTTTCAATTTGTGGTTTTAATTTAAAATTTTGTAGTTTAGAGTTTAGCATTTTTTTTACACCTCCGAATTAATTTATTCTAAATTAATAAATTCCTCATATTCTTCTGGATTTATTCCTCCATAATTATATTTAAGTATCCATATTCCTTTATGGTTTATAGATATATCCAACAAAATATTAATGTCACATTTATTAAAATACTCTCCTAAATTATCGAGGTTAATATGTGGTTGAGGTAATATCAACGCTTTTGTATCCTCATAATAATTTTGATTAATAACGGTTTGCGCTATAACTGCAAAGCCTACAAAATTTATACTGTGAAGATCTAAAAGTTTAGAACTATGGAGATTCAAAAAACTATTATGGGTAGATATTTCTTTAATTAGATTTATTAAATTATTTGCATCGGCACGTTGGAAAAAAGCTATTAGGTCTTTTCCATCGGTAATCGCTAAAAACCCTTTCATCATAAGATAAACCCTTCCTCTTTTAATTTATTTTCAATTGCTAAAAGATTTTGCGATTGTTTAATTAAGTTCTCCTTAGTTCTTCCAGAAAAACAAGAAAAAGCCCATTCATTATATAATCTATAGAGAACATCAAATAGTTTAGTTCCACATAAAGGCATATTTATATTAAACCTTTCAAGATAAAATAGTCTAGCGTGCCGCCAAAAAGGTACAAATTGCATTTCCTCAGTTGAAAGGGTTAATAGTTGTTCGTCGGACATTAAAGATATTTTTTCTTTTTGGTTATTTTGATAAGATCTATCCATGTTTTTAATCCTCCATTAAAATCCACGTTAAAGACTCTATTTGTTCTTTTTTGCCATTCCAGTTAATAAATATGGGGTGAAAGTTTCCTATTTGCCGCCCTTCTCCTCTTCGGAGATAAACTTTATTAGATTTGTTGTCTTTTATATAAACTCTCCCCGTTGTAGAATACCCAATTCGATCAGTATAATAAAATTGTCCTATTTTTATAGAATAACGGTATTCATAACCGTTATTAAATTCTTTATAAGGTAATTGCTCATATGTTATTAAATCGATCGTATGCTTCATATTTTTAATCTCCTTTAACTAATTGCCCACAAATCAAAAAAAATTTTCTCAATTTGTTGAGTTAATTAAGGAATTCTTACTTTTCCATCTATTAAAGTTCTTAATTCTTTTATAGATGCACAAATTTTACAGGTTTTCATATCTACATAGGGTTTATCTGGCCCGTCACAGGCCCAAAAACTACAGTCACATTTTTTTAACTGTTTAATAATCTCCTTTATTTTAATCTTTTCTCGATTGTTCAAATTTATTCCTCTTCTAGTATTCTAAACTGTCCAATTGAATATCCTTCTTTATCCTCAATTTTAATATTGTTATATTTATTCAACAAATAGCCATCTTTTGTTATTTCTCCTTTATCAGAAAACTCTATTTCTCCATCTTTTATTTGGCGTTTAATAACATTTAGTGCTTTGCTGATGTCTTTAATTTTATCTACCTTAAATTTTATTTCTATTTGTAACATGGAACTACTCCATATCAATTATATTAATCTCCGCGCGGCAACCTTTATTGAGTTCTGAGGTTGACCAACAATAAAACCTTTCACAAAAGCTTTGAGGATTCTTATCTTTAGAAGGATATAGATCTCTATTTCCACAATTGGGACAAATAATGCCATTTGGTCTTTTTGGAAAGTGTTTTCTTTTCAGAGTCCATATATTATCTCTCACATTTACCGCAAAAGGGAGATAATCGCTATCTGATATCTCATTTCTTTCTTTAAAATCTTTAATTGTTAATTGCAACCTCTCCATAATATTATAATATTCTTTTTCCGTAAAAGTATTGTATTTTGATATATGAATAAAGTCTTTTTTGTAAGGATCATATCTATAAATTGCTTCTCCCACAAAAGGCTTATTTGACATCTCCCTTATTTGTATTTTGTTTAGTTCTACAAAATACAAATTATCAGATTTACCATAAGCATTAAAATATTCTGTTTTTTTAATATCAGAGTCCATAAAAGTTTTATGATCCGCGCACCATTTCTTAAAACTTTCTAAATTGTTTTTATACATAGTTAATCTCTCCTAATTTCATATGATCTTAAATATGTAAGTAATACAATTAAATTATCTTGTTCTGACCTAGTAATGTCTTTTACGTTTTTTATTCTCTTTTCTATCATATCAATTATATCATCAATTGTTAATGAATCGATATATTTTGATATGCCTACCGTATTACCATTGATGTCTTTTAGATTTTTGGTATTATTCCCTAACGATTCTTTAACTATATCTAATATTCTTTTTATTTCAGTTTTTGGCACGTGTTCAAATGCCGCATTATCTAAGTTAATTCTTATTACTAATTCGGACATATTTTATCTCTCCTTCGGTTAAACTTTCTAGTAAAGAAAGGGTATAAAACCCTTTCTAAGTCTAGGCTTAATCAAAGCAACAAATAAGTTTTTCTGGCGGCAAAGGTTCAAGGTAGATGTTAGCTAAGACTGATTTAGGGCCGAGAGTCTTAATCTCTTTTACGGCTATATTTCTGTTGTCGTAAGAGTCAAACAGATTTAAATCTAATTCTCCTATATTAATAAATAGGTAAAGATAATTACATGTTTCAATACATGAAGAATTATAAACCCATAAGATTGAATCTTCATAAATAGAGTTATCAAGGCTTTGCGCCGTGCTCGCGAGGAGCACAAAAATTAGTAGATATTTATACATTTAGATCAACCCTAAAGAATTAAAATCTTAGCTATTACAGTTTTATTATTCAATTGTTTTATTTCTTTTACTAATATATCTCTCCCTTCATATACCGATAAATCATCTTCAAGGAAGAAAAGAACTTCCTCGATATTTTCAATATACATATATTGCCAGTTTTCGGTTTCAATTACCGAAAAATCAATAGAATCCGTATATACTGACTCTATCGTGTCAATATATTCTTCATTCGCTACAACGGCTCCGATTAGGAGCATTAATATTAATAGGTATTTATACATTTCAATATTCCCCAATAATATCTTTTATTTTTTTTATTTCATCTCCATTTAGATCTGTCGATTCAAGGAGAGATATGATTAGATCTTTAGTTGAATCCATATCTTCCATTTTTGAATCTAAATCTAAAATAAAATCTTTAATATCCTCGTGGCTTAATTGTCTTATTAGACTCTCGGCTAAATCGTCTAAATTTACATCATTAAATAGTTCAACGGTTTTATCCATTTTAATCAGTCCTCATCCGTAATATAGGTATTAACGGTTATTTCTTGTCTAGAGATAAACTTATAGTTATCTCTAATACTATAATAAAATTCAAAAAATTCTTTTTTGTCTGTAAAAGTCTTTTTATTTATTTCTCCTTTTGGATTACCATAAAGGATAAAATAAATATCCGTCCATAAAGAATATTCCATTTTAATCGACCTCTTTATCATCATTCACATTAAATATCTTAAATTTCGGTCTTTCATCCTCATCATAAAAGTCTTTTCCAAGGCAATAAGTCTTTTTCGCGTATTCTCTCCCTTCTCTGATTGAGTCTAAATCTCCGGCGCAAGGGACACAAAGAGAACATTGTGGCGCGAAGGTATAAAATGGGGATTTTATAATCATTAAGTCATAGTTTAAACACTTAATGATTTTGTAGCCGTTAGATTCATACAAAAAGTCTGGATTATCACATTCATAGTGATTGTTAAATTCTTCCTCCAATATTTCCTTAATTTGGTCGAATTCCTCAATTTTGAAAAGGCTTAATATCTCTTTTATATCCGAAAAATCTCTTTTATCAGAGTCCCAAGTTGAAAAGGGCTTAAGTTTTTTATCCCAAATATGATAAATATCTAGGGAAATATTATAAATTTGTCTTAGGTCTTTTTCGGTTATAGCCTCATCTATTTGGTCCATTAAGGTTTTTCTCGCTTCCTCATAACTTAAATCTGTAGTATCTGAGCCAAAAAGGATATCGTCGACTACTTCAGAGTTTAGGGAGTTTTGCGCTATAACTCCATAAAATATTCCTGTCTTTTCGTCGTAGTTAAGAATTTCAGATTTCATGAGTCTTAAAGTATCTTCAATCATTTGATCACCTCGCTCAATTCTTTAATATGATTAAGATAATCGCATAGTGTCAAGGTATTATATTCATTGTTAATAATATCTTGGTCCTTATCTTTTAAATTCTTTTTCAATTCAGAGAGATTTAATTCTATATCTTCTATTTTATTTAGAAGTATTTCTTTTCTTACATAATAAATTTCAGAGTACATATTTATCTCCTTATATGCTATTCTCTAATACAAAAGATTTTATTTGCTCTATATCTTCTATTTGATCGAAATATAAATCTAACTCTCCCTCATTCTCTTCCTCATCTCTTAGGTCTTTAATCAGTGAGTCCAAAAAGTTGATTAATTTTTCTGTATTTATGTGAGACATTTTAATCTTCCTCAATTAATAGAATTTTATTTAATTGTTCCATATCAAATTGATCCATATCGTTTAATAGATCTGATATTATATTATCTAATTCTTCATTAGAACAAAGCGAAAAATCATATACTAGAGCTTGATAAATAATATCAGTTAATCTATTCATATCAAATGAATCAAATAAAATTGTTTGGCTAAACTCCCTTAAGTAGACTTCTTTTTGTTCTTTTTGTCTAAATCTCATAACATCAGCTATATTATCTAATATTCTTTTATTTATTGACATTTCTTTATCTCCTTGTTTTTATATTAACTGCTTATTATTGGCGCTAAACAAGAAAAAGCTTCATTTAGCGCCGGGAATAATCCTTTAAATGATTAATTTAAAGGAAGCAATATTATAAATCATGCTGAAAAACTTGCAATGTCCAGGGATCATAAATGTGCATTTGCTCAAGTCCGAAAATATTTTCGGAGTTCTTATGATCCGCCCAATAAAAATAACATAAACATAAATCGTGATCATTTATTTTTATACTCATTTCGTCATAAAATGAGAATGTACCGTTATATGTTGAGGCGTGTTCTTTTTCTCTTAATTCCTCCATTTCTATATCTAATTTCTCATAAAATTCTATTAATTTGGGATCGTTATCTAACATTTTAGTTTTAAATTCTTCAGATAAAACCATATTAAAAGCCTCCTATTTTATTTTAAACCGCTTATTATTGATGTTAAACACCCCGCTACAAGCATTTAACACCGAATATTATTAACAAGATAATAATTTAATCATTATTAATATTCCAACTAAATAAATAATAATATAAATTAGATTGTTTTCTAGGGAAAAATATTCTTTAATGTTTTCACCTCAACAAAATGTTTTACTTCTCTTTTAGGGACCGAATTTGAGAATGTCCTTTTAGGTTTTTCATGAATATTAAAGTTCCCGTTTTTCTCTGCGATGCATCGCGCCGCGGCTTCTCTGCGGCGGCTAATTTTTCGTTGTTGACCGTGAGACATAATTTAGATCTCCTTTGTCATTTCTTCGAATTTTTCTATTTTTGTTAACAGATTATAAAATCCATCGGACACTATTTCAAAATACCAATTATCTATATCTCCGAAAGTAGTTTTATCTCTATCTTCCATCGCGAGAGTAAATAATTGTTTATTTATTTCTGTATAGCCATATTCCTTTACTAATTGCCTTAGAGCTAGATCCATGTCGGAGCCCTTAATCAGTTGAAACATAATTTTAAATTCCTCCTTTATATGCACAAATTGATATTAGTATATAACTTAAAATAAACAAAGTGCTCCCACCGTAAATAAACCATTGGCCGAAATTCCAAGAATTTGATTGCATGTTATTTGCTCCCTTAAATCAAGAAGGTCGACATCAAACACAACATTAAACCAATTATTATTATGGTCATTGCAAATAAAATTACTATAGCATCTCTCTTTTTATCCATCTTAATTCACCCCTTCATCTCATCATCATAACTATGCCAACGCTAATAACTGCCAACGTTATTAGTATTCCCGTAAATCCAATCCACATTTTTATTTTATCAATCGTTTTTATCATTTAGTATCCCTCTTTTTTTTATCCTTTTATTACCGCAAGTATTACAATTGCGAAGAAAAATATCGTAAAAATCATTCCAAAACTCAAAACACTGCTCAAAGCATTATTCTCATTTTTCATCTTTAGCTCCTTTTCAGATTTCAAATCAAGAAAGTTAGCATCAGACATAACGCTAGCCCAACAATTATCATAGTCATTGCAAATACAATTACTACGGCATCTTTTTTCTTTTCGTTCATTTTGCATCTCTCCTTTTCAGCTTTAAAACTTTCTAGCAAAAGAAGATTTTTATTTAAATCTTCCAATGTCTAGGTTTATAAGCCATCAAGTTTATTTTGAACCTCTTTTTGATGCATTCATATTTAGGCTTTTACTCCTTTCAGAAAAACCAAGTTAAAAAGGTTTGGTTTTTTCTTCAAGGTTATCAAGTTCTCGCGATTTCAAGGAAGTTCTAAGCCCTTAACTTTTCCTTGTCGCGTTTTTTAGTAAGCCGGAAATGGGCCTTTCTCTCATCTTTTTCTTTTCTTTCAGTAGAGAGAAAGACGTGGCACTTCCGCCAAACTTACCGGTTATTAGCCCTAAGCTTCGCTTTTCAGTTTTGCCGTTTGGCAGGTTTTCTCTTTCCTGTCATCTTGGCATATACTCTACTATGTCACTTCGACTATTTATACTTTTCTAGTGAAATTGAACTAAATTAGAATAAAATAACGTTTATATGAATTATGATATAGTATGATTATAAAATAAATATCGGTAGGACAAAAGGGCTTTTCTTTTCCTTCCAGCTCGGCGCGATTAAATTCTTTTTCTCTTCTATCGCGCCGAGCTTGCGCGCGATGTCTCATCTCGCGAAGGGTTCTTTATTTTGTGTTTTCTGTTGGTTGGCCCTTCGGGTTTACAAAAAGAAAAGATTGGATTAGATTGTTTTTCAAAATAAGGTGTTTTATACCTTATTTTGAGCATATAGAAATATAGTTATTTAATTTAAATTGTATAAAACTGGTTAATGTCTAGTATATTGTTCTACTGATATTTATATTTAAGAGTTATAAACTATTTCGTAAAATCGATTTTAAGGAAGGTTTAAATTAAAGTAAAGAATTAGTGAGTAAAAAGGATAAAAGCTTAAATTTGAGGCAATCATAAAGGAATAGATGGATTGAGATAAGGATTTGATCATTAGGATTAGAATTAGAATTAAAATTAGGATTAGTAGATTAGTAGATCTGCTTTAGGTTATTCTCTCGCGCCCGATTTTTATATAATTATCAGTAGACTTTAGAAGAGTTTATATACCTCATTGTTACCATATTTATAATATAGTCTAAAACTAACCCACCAGGATTAAAATAAAGAATGTAAATAATAAAGAGATATCAATGTAAAGGAAGCATTAATATAAAATCTGTAGATCGATTATACGCAGCCTCTTCTGATATTGGTTTTGTTAAAATGTATACTTATGATGTTGATTTAGTAAAAATAGTAGCAAGAAATAAGAGCATGAGACTTAGGAAAAAGTTAATATAGTGCAATAATCTATCATGATTAATTCTCGTATGAATTAAATTAATAATAGTAACACGATTTTGTTTTATAAAAATCAGGCAAATAAAAATAGCAAGAGGCTTTGATGTCATTATTACTTTTATTTGAAAAAGTATGAACGTTAATGATTTATAACGATTTATAACGATTTATAACGGAGATATATAACGATTGTACATATATGTTAATAGTTAATAATGATAGTATAACTATTAATAATTATGAATTGGTGTAAAATGTAAAAAAAAAAGGATAGATTTTTACAGTTTGGTATAACAAGATTAATCATTATAAATTAATTTTATTGAATATAATTGTTAATATAATTATCAATAAATAAAACATTAGGATAGAGTAATTGGAATAATAAGCCTTAAAAATAGTTGAACGAAAAATGAGAATCGGTAGAATCATAATTAAATTAATATAAAATTATTAAGATTATTATTTTCACTGATATTTATATATTGAAAGGCTGAATAATATTAGTATTAATAGTCCGAAAAATGGCTTATTTTTACAAATTGATGAGTAATTGATGTTAATAGGTAATAATTGTAAAAAATAAAAAAAAATTCTCCACACTGTACTTTCTACAGTGTCTTTACTTTTGTGTTTTTTGAAATTTTTTTGGCCTTCCTTAATTAATACTAAATGTATTTATATAATAATCATTTTAATTATTATATTTTTATATAAATACATTTTGTTTTCTTTTACCCTCCCCTTAAAAATTCTATAAATAGTATAAGTATTCTACTGTATATGTTAATTACATTTATTTAAAAAAAGTTTAAAAAAGTATTAATAGTACTCTGTTGTCTTTTTAGTTGAAAAGCGAAAGCAAGCGAACATCTATCACGAATATTTTTTTAGGAAGTGAGAACTTTTAAACTTTTTTAATATATAAATAGCAAGAGACGTTAGAATTTGTAGTAATTTTTGAACGATTTTAAAAACAATCAAAAAGAAAAGTTTTTTATTTGTTTAATTAACGAATTGATGGAAAAATTTATAATTATCATTCATTAACAAGTATCACGATTTCAAATAAAAGTATGCAAAAAAAAACGATTAAAATAGGAATTTAAAATAAAAATTAATAGGCAAAATCGAAAAAATAATCGTGATAGATTATTTCAGCAATATGTTGGTTAAATAAGATTATAACTTATCAATTTGTTTTTTATTTATAGATTGTAATAAAATTATCAAGTTTTTTAAAACTAGGCCTTTACTGCTATTTATATATTAAAAAAGTTTAAAAGTTCTCACTTCCTAAAAAAATATTCGTGATAGATTACCTCCTGATACTTGTTTATAATTTAAAAATAGCAAAATACTACTAATACTTTTTCAAACTTTTTTTAAATAAATGTAATTTTCGGTGAGCATCGCCGCCCGTTAGCGAACGCCAAAAAACCACACGATTTTTTAATTTTTTTTAATTTTATATACTTAACAATATAAAATTCATATTCCAAATATTTAATAATTACAAATAAGAATTGACTTGTCCATTTTGTAAAACTAGTTATTTTAATAATAAATTAGGATTTATTAACTAGATAACGATTCTAAAAATTAAACGCTAAGGTTTATAAAATTAATAAGATTCATATGGTGGATAATGTGAATAGAATTAAAAATTATAATATACATTTATATTATTGTAAATACTTTGCGTTTAAGTATATAAAATTTAATAATATTTTAATAATTGAAAAGAAGAATTTAGATTGATAAGTTTATATTCTTATACATATTTACAATATGGTTAATCATATTAAACCTGGACAATTGACTTGATTTCTCGATATGTAGCGAACCGCAATCGGCAGAACTATGAGGTTTTTTGAAGGATAAACTTTCTCGCTCCTCATGAGTCTGGAGAATATGAAAGGCATATTCTTATAGAGTATGGTTTATTCGATTTAGGATAATAACAATTGGATTTGATTTATAAATATATATATTTAATATAAAGGAATTGAATCCAAGATATTAAAAGAAAATATAAAAAATAGATATGATTATAATACTTATAAATATTTAAATAAATTAATTATATAAATTAATTGAAAAGTATATTAAATATAATAACTATTATTATATCTTACTTAGAATAAATGTATTTAATAAGTTGATTAATATAAAAGTATTAATATATTAATAATTTTATAGAGGGGGTGCATATAAAAATAAATTCTGCGGGCCGTGTGCTCGTTTAACTAAAAAAAAATGACAGTCCAAATTAGATTAAATAGTAATTAAACGATAGAAAGATTTATATATTAATAGGTATTATTCGTATTGATCTTTTATGATAACAAATATTAATGGTGTAAACTATGAAATAATATCTATCGAAAATAAGCAATATTATAAAAATAGATATTGTAGTTGTGGATGCGGAAATAGAATACCGTTTAAAGAGTGGCATAGAAGTGCAAGTAGAAAACTGCCTGTTTATTTTTCCCCGTCTCACTCCGCAAAACATAAACTTAAAGAAGATCCAAGTTATCTTCAGCGGATCAACGATAAAAAGTCGTCTTTGAACCCGAACGAAGTTTTAATAAAAGGAGAAGTTTTTGAACTTATAAAAGTTGGAGAGGTGTTATATTACAAGGATAGGTTTTGTAAATGTGGATGCGGCGAACTAGTTCGTTATCTGAAGACTCATAGCCATAATGGAGTTCCAGATAGATTACCTAGACATGTTTGTAAGGTTAACCTAATGGATTGTAATGAAATATTTGAAATTAACGGAGTATTCTATTACAAATACAGGTTTTGTAAATGTGGATGTGGACAAAATTTGAGATTTTATAAGAATGTAGAACATGTGTATGTAAAAAATCATCAATTAAACGATCCAGAATATATTGAGAGAAGAAAAAAAATATTTAATACCGAGGAACATAAATTAAAAAATGGCGAGGCGTTGAGGAAACATTTTGCAGAAGTGCGAACAAAGGAAGAACGAGAAGGATATATTACTATTAAAGGAGGAATTAAAGAAGAAATAGAAATTATAGATGGTATAAAATATTATAAAAACTTTTTTTTGTAAATGTGGATGTGGAGGCAAGATAAAGGTAACTAATTGTAGTATTAAGAACGGTGTTCCGAGTTACCTGGAAAATCACTGGAATTCGGGACGTAAAATAAAAATAGTTATTGAGGATAGTGTTGAGTGCTGGGAAGGATTAATATGTGCCTGCGGTTGCGGAAAGAGTATTCCCATTTCTCAAAGTCAAAGTCGTGGTAGAAAATATATTACTGGACATAAATCTCAAAAGACAAAATTCGAGAAAAATGAATTTTTAAAGACAAATAAAGATCTCATAGAGATTGACGGAGTTACATATTATAAAAATATCTGCTGTAAGTGTGGTTGCGGAGCCAGAATTAAATACAAAAACCAACATAAGTATTCTGGGATACCAAAATACATTGGAACTCATTTCATGAATGACGAAGTTTTTATGGAAAACTTAAGAAAAAGCAGTAAAGCTCGTGCATTAGAACAACTTTCCCAAAACGGATCATATGCACAAACTGGAACTTATTCATCATTGAAAAACAATACCTTAATGGCATACGATTCTTCTTACGAATTAAAAGCAATGGAAATTTTTGAGAATGATCCGACTATTAACTCTTATGGTAGGTGTAAAATTGGGATACCGTATTTATTAAATGGTGACATTCATCAATATTTCCCCGACTTTATAGTGAACTATATTGCTGGACAGAAGATGATTGAAGTAAAACCCGCGAAATTCGTTAATTCTCCCAAAAATCTTGCTAAGTTCGCAGCCGCCAGAGAATATTGCGGGCAGAACAACATTGAGTTCGAAGTATGGACCAAAAAAGATCTAAACTTAAAAAAGTGAGAAATACCGCTAACTAAATTTTTTTTTATAAAATAAAACATAATACAATTTAGATAAAGTAGTAAAACCGAAGCTTATAAATAGTATAATAACAAATTTGGAAATCATATGTACTACGATACAGATAATTACTGGAAAACTAGAGGAAAAGGATATCTTACTGAATTTCAAAAAAGATTTAATTTATTAACTAGATACCGATTCTGGCAACAAGAAAGAGTAATTAGAAAAACGTTACCATACAAGGTTGAAACGGTATTAGAGGTTGGTTGTGGATTTGGTAGGATTACTAAAATTCTTCTTGAGAATCCAATTGTACAATATATTGAAGCAATAGATATTTCTTCAGATCAGATTGAAAACGCCAAGAAGAACATTAAAGATTTAAGAGCAAATTTCTGTGTTAAATCAATATTTGATTTGAATTATGATAGCGATTTTGATCTTGTGGTTGCGTCCGAAGTCTTAATGCATATTCCACCGGATCGTATCCAAGACGCACTAGAGCGTTTACATAGAGCAGGAAAGCAGGTATATCATATTGACTGGTACGCGCCCAATGAACCAAAAACAGTTGGAGGCTTTTGTTGGCAGCATGAATATCCCGAGCCAATAATTAAAAAATTAGATAGGCAGGCTATTTATTTGGGACACAATACACTACAAGTTAGATAAAGTAGTAACAACAACTTTATATATAATAAAAACAATAAACAATATTATGCCATGTGGGGGTTATTCTGACCATTGCAATGTTTCTGGATACTATGTAGATTATCTTCCTCCATTCTCATATCAAAACACTACTTGTTATAAATGGAATAATACTAATGAGTGTGGGGAATCGTATTTTGTTGATAATTCCGGATGTTACAAAAATATAAGTCATAATAATTATGGAAATTATGCAAATGTTCCTCATGATAATGTAGATTTTGATGACGGGGTATTCGGAAATACCCCGTTCTATGACTATACTAATTATGCAAATGTTCCATACTTAAATGAACCTGGATTTAGTAACTATGTTTTTTCTGAGGATTGGTCCAATCACTCCAACCACGATAATAATTCCGGTGAATCTTATGTTCATGTAAATACTACGGCCCATACAGATTTATGGCCTCACACTGACGAACCAGGGTACGACGACGCTTGGTATGATTGGGATAATTATGATGATATACCGTTTGACGATGGGACTTTTGGGAATGTACCATTTGAAAACGACCCCTGGTATAATTGGAATAATTATGGAAATACTCCATTCTCTAATTTTTGTAACCATACAGATACATATATTTAAAGAGGAGATTAATTTTGTCAACTATTTTGATTTATCCAAAAACAACTTGCGAAGTGGGTTGTGAATATTGTTTTTCTAAACCTAATGAAAAACAAGAATATGATAAAGAAAAAATGATGATTTCCATTAAAGAAGAAATTAGAAAGGATAGAATACTAAATAATGGTCACGACCCAACAGTTGTCTTACATGGGGGAGAGATATGTTTCCTTCCTTTGATTGACCTAGAGTATTTTTTAAAAGAACTTGAAGATATAGGAATTACTTGTGGTCTTCAGACATCTTTAATGGGTATGACGAGAGACCACGTAAGACTTTTTAAAAAGTATAAAGTAAGAATTGGGGTGTCAATGGATGGACCAAAAGAATTAAATATTCTGAGAGGTCCCAGAAATGAAATACAAAATCAAAAATATCAAGATGAATTAATCAATAATTTAAAAATACTTAAAACCGAAGGATTAAAATATGGGAGGATTTGTGTCCTATCAAAGGTTAATGCTTCGAAAGAAAATCTTCCTATCTTATTGGATTGGATTAAATCTAATAAGGTAGAAGCAAGATTTAATGCTATGTTTGTTCCAACATTTGATTCTCGACTTTCAAAATGGATGTTATCTTGCGATGAACTAAAAAATGCTTGGATTGAAATTTCAAAGGTTTCAATAAATGAAAAACTTCCAAATGTTGATCCAACCAGAGATTATATAGAATCTTTGTTGGGATATAGTACCGCGTCTTGTTCTACATCTTCAAAATGTGATTATGCTACGACAGTATGTATTACGATATTAGGGAATGGAGAGGTTAGTAGATGTGATAGATGTCTTCAAGATGGAATATATTTAAGATCTAAAGAAGTAAAAACCACATCAAGAAGCGACATGCTAGAGAAAACCGAATGCGCTGGATGTAAGTATTTTAAGATTTGCGGAGGAGGATGTCCCTCTGAGGGAATTGGAGGGGATTTCAGGCGAAAAACTTATTATTGTGATGCTATTTATGGAACGTTTGAATACTTGGAAAAACAATTACGCGGTATGTTCCCTAACATAGTTCTTTCAATAGATGATCCAAACTATAAGAGAAACGAGCCCTTTAACTGGTCTAGGAATATGCAAAGAGGGACACGCGGTGGAAGTCCGTCTCCACGGGGTGTTAATAAACAATCAGAATGTCACGAAAAAGGACACGTCAATTCTCCACATGGGGACCATATGAATCATATAAATAGGTGAAAACATGTCGATTATTTTACCTTCCAAATGGAATTCATGGCTTTATGAATTTTCTAAAGGGGCTCAAACACTTTTTTCCAAAACCGAGTTTGAAATGACTGCTACAGGAAAAAGAAAAGTAGGAACTATTCATTTAGATCCAAAGAATTTCGATAACCAGTTGGAACAACTAACTGAAAGAGGATTATATTTTGTTCCCATTTTTCGGTCTAAAAGAAAAGAAGGATTCAGTCACAATTTAGAAATTGAGGATAAGATATATAATGATACTGTTATATATGGATCAATTTCAATAAACTTAGATTATGCGAAGGAATTTAGAGATTTACATAAAATTTGCGAGACAAATCAAATGAATCCATCGCCAAATCATGAAAGAATTGGAGAACTTTTAGGATATCCTTCTTGTTGTACTCATTTTTTTAATGAGAATTTTAAAAATAACAAAGATCCAATTTTTCAAGTTGCCGCCAACTCAGACCCGACAACCAATAACCATAGTTATAACATTGTAAACCCAATAAAAGAAAACGCTATTCATCTCAAGTATTTTGGATTTAGAGTTGTTCCTTGGATACCATGTTCTTACCATTGTGCTGAAAGTCAAAAATTCGCTAAACAATGGATAGACCTGATGTGTGAAATAGACTATGATACTACCAAAAAAATATTGAACATCCTGTCAACTCCAGGAGAATTCAGTTTAGTAAATGGCCAAATGCTGTGGAAATCTGATTTATTTATTGGAATGTGCGACGCTCTTAATGACTATTATATTGAGCCTAGAAAGATAGTAATTCCCGGAGAGTAATGTCAGAAAGTAATATTACTGGGATATTTACAATAAGAAATGCGATTGACGCAGGATACCCATTTGTGGAATCTATTTTATCCGCACTTTCTTTTTGTGATTCTATTCTTATAAATGATGGAGGTTCAAATGACGGTACGCTTCAATATCTTTATAGACTAAAAGATACCCATCCTAAAATTAAAATATATAAAATTCCAGATGCGGGAAAAATAAAATGGCAGGCGATCGACGATGTTTTAAATACTTTAATTAAAAAAGTAGAAACTGATTGGATTTTTGAACTTCAAGGGGACGAAATGTTCCACGAGAAAGATACCTCTTCAATAAAAGATTTAATTAAGAACCTAAATAATTTAAAATATAATGGAGTGAGACACTCGCGTATAGATTTAACTTCATGGGATACAGATATAAATAATCCAACTTATAAGATGGGAACTATGAGATTAGTAAGAAATGTGGAGGGACTTACTTCCGATTGGGGCGGAGATCATTTTACGATAAATCACAACCCTTATCCTAGAGAAGGCTTTACTCTCCATAATATGTCTCCAGAATATGATGTTAAAAATTTAAATCTGTATCATTTTTGTGATGTATTTCCCGGAAATGTTAAAATTAAAGCAAAAAGACACGCTGAACACTTAGCAAGTACCGCACAAGATAGGATTGAAGCATATAGTTATAAGGCGAATAATCGCATTTTTAACCAAATAAATCTGTCTGAAAAAGACAAAAAAAATCTTCCTTTGTTGATGCAAGGTCTTTATGGATATCAATATTATACTGTGAGGAAAGAACTATTAAATGGAAATAGATCTTGGCGATTACAATCTTGAAATAGATTACTTGTACTGCGGAAGAAAAGAGTATACAGAATTAGTGTACCCTAAACAAGGAAACGATAAGAACAAATTAATAAAAATAACCTATTTGGGGTATACGCCACCCAATATAAAGAGGTTGCCGCGTCTCACGCAGTAACTTTTGATATTAACGGATTTGTAGAATTTAATAAACATGGATATCTTTATATACTAAATCCGGAAGATTTTATCCAATTAGACTCCTGGCAATTTATAAGTTATGAACCAGTAAAACCTATTGCGTTTGAAATTGTTAGACCTATAGAATATTTACATAATATTCTAAATGGTGAATGGCAAGGGATAACTTCATATGGAACTAAAAAATTAATATTAAAATTTAATTCATCTAAAACAATAAGAACCGAAAAGGATGATTACATGATAAATGAGTCAAGTGATCCTAAAATTGTTGCTAAAGAAATATTACACAATGAGATTAAAAAAGTTATAGAAAAGTTTGAAGAAGGAAAAACAGAACCCGATATTTTGTGCGATATGCTTAAGAAAATTGATAAAAATTGGGAAGAATTTATAAAATAACGGTATTTATAATCTCAAAAGCATAAAGATATTAACGAAACACATCTAAAGGAACCCAAGTTGTAGTAAATACTGCAAGATCTTTGTTTTTTGATTCCTCTAAAAATTCTTTTATTTTGTTTGGGCAATCCGAAGCAAATATTATACTTTTAGGGAACATATCTTCTTTGTTACATACGAAAAATCTGAATTTACAAGATGTCATACAATATAGTTTTATGTTAATCTATATAAACATTTCCAAAATAATTATTTAATTCATTTTTTTAAAATCTCTTGAGTATTTATTCAAGCATTTCTTTGTTCCAAGGTTGATTTTATGGTTGCTGGCATATTTGAGGATAAAAGCAAATGGAAAAAGGGCGTTGTCATCTATGGATATGATGGCACAGATCTTGTTCCTTTGAAAATAAATGCGGATGGCGAACTAATTGTTAATTTAGAAGCGGCAACCGTGAATATTGGCGATGTGGATGTGGCTTCGTCTGTATTACCAACCGGCGCGGCCACCGCCGCAAACCAAACCAGTCTGATAGCCAAATTCCCTGATCAGGTAGGCAATAAGATCCCTGTCGTCATTGCCGCTGAGGCCGATATAGCCACGATGCAGGATGATATCGCTACCATCAAGGCAGATATCGCCACTGCTCAGGATGACATAGCCTTAATGAAGGCATCTGAGAGCAGCATAGACGGCAAGCTATCTGGCACCGGCGCGCTAAAGGATAACGGTCCCGCCTGGACTTCATCATGGGGCGTCTCTGGTGTCCCAATCAGTGCCGATATCAGCGCCTCTCCCACGGCTGTCACTGATGCACCAACTGCGGGACAAAAGATCTGCATAGATGATATTATAGTTGGGGCATCGGTGGCGCAAATTCTAACATTCACATGCGAAACCACCGCTGCCGTTATCCTCATCCTGCGGGTGCCTGCCGGGCAGTCGATGCAATTCACTTTCAGAGGGAAGCGAAAGCTCGCCACGGCTGACAAAAAACTATTGTGTCAATCAAATACAGCGGGCACTACTTCAGTATGTATCGGTTATCATAGTGAGGTATAGATGTTTCCCGTTGCATGTGTTCCCAAGTCGTTGCCCGGAAAGATACTTTTATTGGGAAATGGTGAAAAATCATGGGATGCTGTATATGCAAATTCCACTTTTTATTACCAGCGATTTTTATCTATTGCCGGTACCACGGATGAAGTGAGAATAAAGTGCAACGGTTCAGGGACGGCAAAGGTTGCCATTTACTCAGATAACGTCGCAGTGCCAAATACATTACTTGCATATTCTGAGGTCGTTACAGTAGCAAGCGGGTGGAATGCGTTTTATCTGAACGTTCCTGTGACACTTACCGCAACGTACTACTGGCTATGTGTAAACACATCAGTTGACAGAATGCAACGCATTGGTACAGGTGGCACTGTAAAACGCACAAATCCCACGGGAACAATCCCGATCGCAACAGCTTTCCCCAATCCGGCAGACCTGAGCGCATTGGCCAACAGCTCCCTCAGCGGAGCCATAGCGGCGTGGGGCAGGTAATGTTTCCGATGGCATCGGTGTGCCAGTACAATACGATTCGCTCCAATGGGGATTACATGAACCCGAAAATATTCGTAAAAGACTCCGAGACAATCGCACATGGCATTAATGGATGTGTAGTTGCTCGCGGAAATGAATCGTCACACGTGATTCAGTCTCTGGTGGATTCCATCCCCGAAAACGCGGTGACGAAGATCGAGTTTATACCTGAAAAATATTATATTAACAACGAAATAGATCTTAGCCATCATGTGTCCTTATCGCTGGAAATGCCCGGCATTGGTTGGAGAACTACCACCCCATGTGGTTTTTACGCCGATGCGGATTTGCGCAGCGTATTTAACATCGATAATTTGGGTTATGCGAACAGCTATGCACTCGGCGTGTTGCGGAATCTACATATCGTTGGAAATCCCGCCACGCATGGCATCCGACTGGCACGGGCATTCGGAGTCCGGATCGAGGGGTGCTCAATTTCCAACTGCAATACTGGAATATATAGCGCGAGCGGAGGCGATAATCATCGATACATAGATTGCTGGATTGTGGGGAATATAGCGGGAATATACGACTCTGGCGCAGGGACTATAATGGATCGCGTATATGTGTCCGAAAGCCAAAAAAATGGGATTCAACTCGCCGGAACTACAAAAACTATCCGAGACAGCCAAATTTACCGTAGCAATGTAGGCGGTGGTGGGTATTCAAATCTAGATTTAACAAATGCTACGTATTGCAATATAGTCAATTGTGAAATTTACACTGTCGACCAAGGGATGAGCGGAACTGGAGTAAAATTGTGGCGTAATTGTAATCAAAACACAATACGGGAATGCAAAATTTTCAACAATGATCGAGGGGTTGTCATAGATGCTGCGCCCGACACGTCTTGCACCGACAACGATTTTATTGATAATAGAATCTTCTCCAATCGAGTTGGCGTTTTTCAGGGAGCATCCGGTGGGCAGGTTGAATCAAATCGTTTTCTATTTAATAAATTGTATTCTAACATCGAGAACTCGAATGGAATTGATATAACCGCCCAATGACAGCAGGAACGTAAGCCTGCATGAGGGCCACTGAATAGGTGACGGCAACCGTCACCTATATATCCTATAACCACCTTTCTCGACTAAATTCTTTTTTAAAAAGAGAGATGGTGACTTAAAATGAGTAATACTCCCAAACTTGATTGGAATCTCTTTGAATCCCAAGAGAAAGAAATTTCTACTATTAATAATGAACTTTCTGCGCTCCGCAAGCGGAAATATCCTGAATACCGAGATTCTTATTACCGATACTACAACGAATTCGGTATGAAGGGTATGATCGGAGACCTTTATAGAAAATTTGATAGATTAAAGATAATGTCGGAAAGCTACTCAGACGAAGACATTCAGAATAAAGAAAAGGAAATTACTGATCAATTTTATGATATTATCTCCTATTGCCAGCTTCAATTGTATTGGTTAAGGAGAGAAAGGTGGGGGAAGGTTAAAAACCCGCACGCGCACACTTTTTCTTGGAATAATACGGATTCTGGAAGTCTAAAAGCATATACAAGTAAAGACGGAATTAGTGCGGTATATGTTCCTGAGTCAATTATTCCTACTAGGGATCTTGAGAGATATAAAAAAGAAATTGAGGATTTTATATCTATTACAGGATATTCTATAAAAATAGATCCTTCAGGAGTAAAATTAAGAAATATTGATGAGAATAAGCTATGTGAACTAATTATTAAAGAATTTCAAAAGAATCTTGGGAGATAGAATATGTCTCCCAAGGTTATTTCTCCTTCTCAAATAAACACATATCGAAATTGTCCTCGTAATTATTACCTTAAATATGTTCTTTACCTTAAATCCCCAATAGAGTCTCCACAATTGGTGTTCGGTTCCAAGATTCACTCTATGATCTCTCAACGAAATTTTATTTCAGAGGACCCGAGAGAACAGCAGATGTTAACTCGCGCACAGAAGTTTTTAGAAACTATGCCACCCGGAGGGTTGACCGAAACTTCCTATGAAGATAAATCAAATCCTGCAAAGTTCTATGGAGATATTCAAGGTCAAAGAGCGGTTGCGGTGTTTGACCAACTGTGGGAACCAGATGATTGCACCGGTTTAGATTGGAAAACTTCGTCTCTTCATACGTCTTATGTAGACCAATATGAAATTCAAGGGTATTTTTTGTCTGAATTGTATAAACAAAAATACGGAGTCCCCATGAAAAGACTTCCATTTAAGTTTCTCGCAGATGATAAAACTTATGAGGTTAAGTTATTGGAAGATGAAAAATCATATAAAAAAGCAGAAAGAGCTGTTAAAAATGTTCTTAATAACATAGAAAAAGAGAAATTTGATAAAAAATGTAGTGGATTGTGTAGTTTTTGTGACAATTCGATGTTTTGTCCTATGGATTTGTGATTTTCCATGATTAAAGACCTATTAATACCAGACCAAAACATCTATTGTCCCACATGGTCCCAAATTCTAGGCAAGAAAACGCCCTGCTTAAAGGAAAATTGCGCTAATTTCATACATTCCCAAGAGATTGAAGGAGAATTTTTTGAAGGAATGTGTCGAAAAGAGGGGATTTTTGACTGTTTAAACGCCATAATGATATCTTTAGGTATATTGTCTGGGCAGGTAGGACTACAATTTCCTGAAGGCGCAACAGATAGCCAACAAAACGAGCCAGAAAGGAATCTATATGGGTAAAATAAACGATTTTATCATTCAATTCTCTGTTTTTCTTGTCGGATTACTATCAATTGGTGTCGGACGAATTGTCGGAGCACTTCAACACGATTTTGACCAAATTTTGTCTAATTTATTAATTTTTGGAGGATTATTGGTAATAATATGTCTATTTGTGACGATTATTTCTATTTGGACACTTAGAGGGTATCCTATTGCGCCGAAGATGTAAGAAATGTGGTTGCCGAGCGCAATCTAGAGAATCATTCTTGTGCTCTGCGTGTGAAGATGAAATAATCGCTTCGAAAATAGTAGGGAAGCGAACTAAAAAGAGAAATTATTGGGAGGAGATATTTTAATGACATGTATAGTAGCCTTAATTGACGACGATAAAGTTTATATGGGATGTGATTCGCGAGCAACCTTTGGGAATACAGAGATAGTAAATACAAATATAGAAAAAATATTTTTTAAAGATGATTTTTTGATTGGTGTATGCGGGAATTTAAGGTATTTAAATCTTCTGAGATATAGGTTTAATCCGCCAAAATTGGAAAATGATTTGTTTATACAAGAATATTTAAATGTTTTGTTTTCTGACGAAATTAGGTCTTGTTTAGAAAAATCAAAATATTCTGAAGAAAAGGATGGTATATCTGAGATACCTGGGAATTCCAGAATATTAGTTGGATATAAGAATAAAATTTATTCAATTGGTTCGTGTTATGACGTGATCGAATTAATTAACTATTATGCTGCTGGTTCCGGAGCTGATTATGCAATGGGATCACTAGAAACCACTAAAGATATGAATTTAGATCCGAAAGAACGAATTGAGTTAGCACTAAAAATTGCTTGTAAATTTGATAGTGCCTGTTCTGCTCCGTTTTTTATTCTAGAGGGAATTCCATGAAGATAGCTGTTGATTGTGATGGAATTTTGGCTGATGTAGTTGGTCATATTTTGCCTATTTTGAATAAGAAATATAGTGTAAATTGTAAATATGAGGATGTAAATTGTTGGGATTATCCTATAAATGGAATATCTATCGGAAAACATCTACTTCATCATTACGCTGATCCAGTGTTTCTTCTTACAACTCCCGAAATCAAGGGCGCGAAAGAAGCACTTATCGAGATTTCAAAACGACACGAAATAGTTATTGTCACTGGAAGGCCTGATTATGCTCGTAGATATACATATTTATGGTTGAATGATCGTTTTATCTTCCCATTTCAAGAAGACCCCGCGCCTTCAGGCCGGGGATGAATTGAAATAATGTCCGCAAACTCTTTAAGCGAAACCCTTAAATACTATTAGCTGCATAATTCCTTTTACTTCTATGAAGAAATCCTATAAATTCCGAGTGTTCCCAACTAAAGCTCAACGACACCTTTTAGAGGAAACACTCGATCTTTGTAGGTGGACTTATAATCAGACTTTGGCTTACAGGAAAAACGTGTGGGAGTCGGAGAAAAAGAATGTTTCTAAGTATGACTCCCATAATTTACTTCCAATATGGAAGGCCGAGAAGCCAGAGTTGAAGGGCGTCTTTTCTCAGGTTTTACAGAATGTCCAAGAAAGGGTCGATCTCGCTTTTAAGGCATTTTTCAGACGTGTCAAGAACCATGAAAATCCGGGGTATCCCAGATTTAAAGGAAAAGGTTGGTATGATTCGTTTACGTATCCTCAAAGTGGATTTTCTGTAAAGGATAACAAAACTCTTTACCTCTCTAAAATCGGAGATATTAAAATAAAGCTCCATAGAGAGATTGAGGGCCAAATAAAAAGGTTGACCGTCCTTAGAACCATACGAAATAAATGGTATGTTACATTTTCTGTAGAACAAGAATCAGTAGATATTCCTTCTAACAACGGTCCAGTAAGTGGAATTGATCTTGGGTTAGAGAGCTTTTTAACATTCTCAGACGGCAGCAAGGTTGATAATCCTAGATTTTTCCGATCCGAAGAACATTTATTGGCTAAGAAACAAAGTCAAAGAGATAAACTTCCTAAAGGTTCCGCAGAAAGGAAGAATACAACTCAGGTTATCCAGAGAATTCACGAGAGGATAACTAATAAACGTTCTAATTTCGCTCATCAACTTAGTCATAAATTAGTAACAAAATATTCTGTAATTTGTCTCGAAGATCTTAATATAGAATCAATGCTCATAAATGGAACGCGAGGGCTGTCTAAGTCTATCTCAGACGCTTCTTGGAATCTTCTACTTAAATTAATTTCTTACAAGGCTGAAAGCGCCGGTTCGAAAGTGATCTTTGTAGACCCCAGAAATACGTCTCAGATGTGTTCTTTCTGTGGAGCGCTGGTTCCAAAGCAGCTAAAAGACCGAATCCATAAATGTCCATTCTGCGGCCTAGAAATGGATCGAGACCAAAACGCTGCTATAAATATACTCAGATTGGGATTACAATCTGTCGGTAAATTGAGCCGTAGAAGCCCCGCCCTTCAGGACGGGGAGTGATCACTCATAATAAAGTAATTTTCACAAATAAAAAGACCGTTCAGTCTACCGATTGTGATGTTCTTATTGATGATTATTTTAGGTATATAAATGATTTTTCTAAGTCAGGAGGAAAAACTATTCAATTATTACAACCTTGGAATGAAAATTATATTGCAGAAGAGGTAAATTATGTGGCTACGAAGTGGGATAAAATTCCGGAGATGATTGAGAGGTTTCTATGATATTTTTCTAATAGAAACCTTTAAATAATATAATAAATATCTTTATTTATGCCCTTCAAATCGAAATCTAGGAGGAGAAAGTATAATAAAGACTGGAAAAATAGGAATAAAGCGAAACAAAAAGAATATAATGCAAAATGGAAAGCAAAATTAAAAGAATGGTATATCAATTATAAGAAATCTTCTCCGTGCCCTATTTGTAATGAATCTAGACCTTCTGTTTTAGAAGCTCATCATGTTTATCCAGAAAATAAATCATTTAGTATGCATGAAGGAGTAAAATGCGGTATTTCTATTCGAAGATTAGAACTAGAAGCCACAAAATGTATAGTAATTTGTTGTAAATGTCACAGATTGTATCACACAAATTCTTTTAATGAAGATGAAAAGACGATTTGGGATAAAATAGTTAAAGATTTCGATAAAAACAATGGAACGCACTATTTTGGCCAGCCAGAAGCAAAAGAGAAAACCAAGAAAAAGAAAGGCAACCTACATATTAGATTGTTGGATGAATAGTTATTTATACTAAGAGATCTATTTTTAATCTCATGTACAAACTTGTTGATAAAATCGAATGTGAGTCCTGCTGTTACGAACTTAGGCTTGTAATTGACGATCCGAACTTCTTAATAACTCCGTCTGACGCTCTTAATGAATTGAAAAACATTGGAGCGGAGTTTGAGTTTTCCGAGAAGTTCTGTGACGAAGAGAATCCCGATGAAGATAGTTACATAATTATTGGGACTTTAAGAACCGTTGATTTATTTGATACCTTAATGAAACTTGAGGACGAAGATTGGGAATTGCCTTGTGTGGGATGTGGTTGTTCTGAATGTGGAGGAGAGAAAGAATGAAAATTCCTTGGCTTAATTTTGAGAAGTGGTCCACCGCTGGACTAGAAACTTTTTCTTGGAAAAGATTTTATTTATTTGGGTATAAATGGACACCGTTGATTTTTGGAGTTAAGAGATAATGACTTCTCCCATTAACATTTTAAGCGTAATAAAGAAAGATGGTTACGAAATTAGAAAAGAAGAATATTCTAATGAAGATTATGGAGGAGAAGGAACACTAATTTTGGAAATGGCCTATACTCCTTCTGGAGATTTTATTGGGGACCCCAATATGGCAAAAGCGCTGGTCGAGAAATGGGGAATTGCTCCCGAGAAAATAAACCCGTCTTTTTCTGTTTGTACAATTGGATGGGCGGAGAGGACACAGAAATATTACGGTTGGTCCAATAGAGCAATTTATGGATTTAAAATCGGAGATATCGTAGAAGAAGGAGACGCGACTTCTGCGCCTGAAGGAATATCTCCAAGCGAAAGTCCCGATGCGAAATATGGATTGCCAGTAGGGTTTATAGCTAAAACTAAAGAAGATTGCAGACGAATGGCAATAGCTTTTGCTAGATCGGTGTCTTAATGTATACAATTTCTGAATGTTTAATGAAGATTCTTCCTATTTGGATTTTTCCTATAAATTTGGAGTTATATTACAATAAAGGAGAACTTGATTGAGCCCCGTAAATTGGTCTTTTGTTGCCAAGATTAAAATATATAAAGATAGATTGTTTGCTTGGGGAACAGTAATTAATTTTATAATGCTTGCTTGTTTAAGTCTTGGTATAAAATTAGATTATATTTATATTATTTTTCTTGGGGTATTAGCTCTTGTTGTTGCCTACTTTGATATGAAATATATTCTTCCTCGCGAGCAAGAGTACTATTTTCAGAACAATCCGGAATGGAGGAACAGGGGAGATAGATAATATAATGTACTATCTAGTACATCAATGTTTTTATATGTTGGTTGATTAGAATTCGAATGTGCTCGTATTTTTGAGTGTTGGAGATGGATGTATAACCGCTTAGGAATTTTGATTTAATTCGTGAAGTGAATAATTTTTTAAAAACCTGTGGATAATTTTATTTAATTCGTTTTTTTAAAATATAACTTATCTATATCTAAGCCAACCGTATATTGATGTTGTTCAAAGCTGCCCTCGATAAATCTAATATTTTTGTAGAAAATTCTATCGAAGGACCCTTAAATATTAAAATTTTGGCAATTACCCCTGGTACTATGCTTCCCCTTAGAGACGAAGCGGGTAACGTAGCCGCGCAGTTTGAGGCAACTGAGGATTTAATTAAAGATGCGATTTCGAGAAGTCGTGGTGGGTTATTGAGTGTCGATCATGCCGATCCGATAAATAGTCGCGTGGGTATTTTCTCTAAAGTTATATATGATGGCGGATTTTTAGCTTCCGCGCAGATATTGTGTCCAAAATGGGCAAAAATTGTGGCTTCTGGAGAGGATTCCTATTCTGGTTTGTCGGTGGAAGGTTCCATTACTGGTAGCGACATGGAGCATCCTGAATCGATTGATATTTATTCTATTTCTCTTTTGTCAAACGAAAAAAGCCCCCAAGGTGGGGCATGTGATAGGGATCATTGTAAGATTGAAGTTGTTCAAGATGAAGATTCTATTGAATCACAGAAAATAGAAGCTGCATGGTCTCCAAATTATGACGCCTTTTGGTCTTATATTGAAACCGATGGGAAAATAAATCAGTCGAAAGCTAAAAAAGTTTTTCTAAAGAAAACTGGAGATGGATCTAATCGAACTGATTGGCATTACCCATTTGTTCATATAACAAATGAAGGTAGTCCTGAGCTAGATTCTGAAGGTTTGATGGCAGCATATAAAAGAGCCGCGCAACAGGGCGAGACTGGATTATTCTCTAAAATTAGATCTAAAATGAGAAGTATTGGTATGGAAATTCCAGAAGGATTAAAAGCATCGAAAGAAAAACTTGAGGCATCTTTTGATCAAGATACTCAAACTTTTTCTGCGAAAATCATTAATGAAGATGACGAAGTTTTATCCGAAAAACAAATTATAATTATAGATGATTCTATTCAAGGTGATTTAAAAATGCCTAAGAAAGAGCCAAAGGCCGAAGATGTTACTGAGGTAGAAACCAAAATCGAAGCAAAGGCTGCTGAGGTTAAGGAATCTCCCGAAGTAAAGATTGAGGCTGAAGCCAAGATTAAAGCCGAAACCGCAGGTGTTCCAGCAGTGTCCACCGAGGTAAAGGTTGATGTTCCCCCAGTGGTTCCTGTTGAACCTACGCTTGATTGGGGACTTGTAAAGAATACGCTTGGGATTTCAAGTGTTAATGAATTCACTCAGATTAAAGAATCCGCAGGAAAGGTTCCAGATCTTGAGAAGAAGATTAATGATGTAATCAAAGAGAATGAATCTCTGAGGTCTTTTAAGATTGAGACCGAAAAGAAATGGATCTTGGATTCCTATCCGCCGTCCATCACTAAAGATATTGCTGCTGCTCATAGCGAGTTTGTCAAAGATCCAGCGGCATTTGTTCAAAAATACGCAGAGGATGCCTTTAAATTTAAGGCTGCTGCTTCCGTAAAACTTCAAGGTTCCGCTGCTGAATCTGAGGTTACTGAAGAAGCGAGAAAAATGCAGGCTCGCAAAGCAAAGCGCGATGGATTTCTTAGTGCAACTGGCGGACCAGTTGTAAGATAATTAAAATTCAAGGTGATTTATAAATGACTATATATGATTCGATGGCTTTAAAAACTGTAACCAATCAGTCTCAGACTGCCGTCAATGGACCAATTATTTTAGATTGTTGGTTCGAGGAAGGTGCAATCACTGTTTCTTCCGCAAAGTCCCATTCTTTGGGTGGAGTGATGCTTGATAGACCTTTGTATACTTGGGGATCTCAGGTAACTTATGCGGATAATCCAGCTGCTCCTGACTTTGTATCTCCTGCTCCTCAGAACGCAGAATATACTTATGCAAAGTTGTATGGAAAACCGATTCTTGTTCTTGCCAGTTCTATTGCTTCTGGAACCACCCCAATAGTTGGTGTTCTCGGAAACGACCTGCTCGGACCTGTGTTTGTTCCTACGACTTCTGCCGCGGCAGATTCTGTCGCAGAAAGAGTTGCTGGCAGATATCTCAGACATGGACAGTGTACTCTCTTTGGAATGGCTTATTATCCTGTCGCGGTTGATGCCACCACCGACATTGATGTAGGAGTCCACTTGGTCTATGATAAGAGTTCTGGATTATTCAAGTACCAAGCCGCGGGAACTTCTCCTGTAATTGCGATGCACGCTGCCACAGACGCAAGTGGCCAGTACGTTGGCGCATTATTCTATGGGTGTCCAGAGGCTGAAACTTAAAATTATATTTGAGGTGAATTAACGATGGCAAGTAAACCAAATACCGATCTTTATCAGAATCGTGAAACTATTAGCGATCTTATTCGCGAATTCATGGTTCCTAATATGCCCATGCTTTTCAAATATCCTTTTAAGGAGATAAGCACTCAGGCAATCATCGCAAAAAGAAAAACTTATACTGCGGATACAGACCCGAAGAAGATTGAACCCTCTCTTGGTGGAACTCGCGAAACTGCGTGGAATAACGTCTCTATCACAATGGGTGAGCAGGTCCCGATTAACACCGCAATTAGAAAGGCCGGAACTGCATTTAAGAATGCCGATCTCAATAATCCAGCCTTTGACTCCGATGTAAGAGATGTTTATACTGAAATGGCTTGGGTTATTGCCGATCAGATTAATACAGATATCTTTACCCAACTTATTGCAGGTAACGATGCCTCTACAACCAACATTACTGCAAAGGCGGGGGGAGTATGGTCTGGAGCTGCCGATCCACTTGGGGATATTAGAGCAATTGCCCAGGATATTCGTGCAAATCGCGGATTTAAACTTGATACAGTAGTCGTAAATGCTACAAACTACTTTGAGTTCTTTGATCATGTGGAAACGAACGATGCAGATATGGATTATGCCAGAGAAAAGATAGCCTCTCAGCGTCAGTTTTATGAGATGGTTACCTATATTAAGAACATTGGATGTACCCTTATTGGTGTGGATGAAGGTATATCTGAATCTAATATTCTTGGTATTGGTACATACATGGGCATCCCATGCTATGAGACTTTCTCTTACCACGATCCAGACTACAACGTTCAGCCCATTGCGGACGGCGCTAATCAAGGCCTCGGAGCTGCTAATATTCCCTTGAATATAAACACTTTTGATTCCGTTGATGGATTTGAACACAACGTGTACTCTTGGGTTGACTCTGTAACTCACGTAGCTAGGCCAAAGGGTATTCTCTATAAGACTAGCGTAATTTAAACGCTAGTCTTTCTATGACTATTTTTGGAGGACATTATTTTTATGTACGAAAAGAAGAAAAAAGAGGAAGTAATTACATCCGAACCAATTTCTGAACCCGTTCGCGAACCTCTCAAGAAAGATCTCATTTCCAACAAGGCCGAAATAACTTCGACAGGAAATTATATCTTACGTCTTGACGGACTTGTTACCCAGATTCAAAAAGAACTCGAAAAAGTTCCTGCCGGTGATATCCCCGTAAAGGTGCTTCATGAGGCCGCAGACATTCATACTTTTGGAAGACAGACTTATTTGTTTTTCATGGAAAAATCTAAGAATCTTGGTGAGAAGATACTTCTGATCGATGCTGTGGGTCTCGAAGAGTTGAGCAGGAAGGTTACAGAAGTTTACGGGAAGTACAGACTTATAGATGTAGTTTCTCAACCCGTAAATAAGAGACCACAGAGTAAGAAAATTTATTTAGCAATATTTGTTGGATAGAAAAGTTAAATAGATTAGAAATTTTATGATTAAAATCGAGATGTACTTCCAAAAAGAGGTTGCTCGTTCATGAAATTATTCTGATCTATTTTAATAATAAAGGATGAATTTGAATGACTGTGGCGACTATAGATAATTACGTGTCAGTTTATTGGAGCACCTTAAAAGCTTCCTTAGATGCGATTGACGAAGCTATATATGATGATCTAGTCGCTAACGCCGCAGTTACTATCGAGTTGTTCGATTATTCATTTTTAACCGCAGCACAGATTAATCAAGCTCAGGCCTTGTTAGTGTGTATAGATGCCGGAGGCATGTCTTCTGTTGCCGGTTTTTCACAAGAGCGCCACTATAATAAATTAAAAATATACGATAGAACTTGGCAAAATGATGAAAAAATAGACAATTTTATTGGAGAATTTTGTCGTCTATTAAAAATAACCGTTAAAGAATACAATAGTAAAACTTCTGCAACTAGAAGCGCTATATATACCAAAACAAAATCAAATTCAATTTTCCTTTCCGGAGATTTGGACCAGAGGGGTAAGGCGTTTAAGGATTACGAACTTAGCGATGTAGCTACAGATCGCAAATCTTATCCTCTTGATAATCGTTATAACTCTGCTAGGTCTAATACTAGCACTATTAGGCAAAGTTTATAGAGTATTTTATTTAATTCATTTTTTTAAATTTTGTATTTAATATTAACATTACAAATTAATTGCATGATTTCCCCTTTCGAGCAATCCTCTTTCAAAAAACCTTCTAGTGTTAAACGGCTTATCAGTGTTGGAAGCGGCGGGCCAACAAAAACTGCTATTTGCATAGGGATAAATAAATATCCTCCAGGATATCCATCGCTAACAAAATGCGTGGACGATGCAAAAGCGTGGCAATCTCTTTTGACCTCACGAGGATTTAAATGTACAATGCTTTTAGATGAAGCGGCAACTAAGGCAAATATACTATCTACTATAACATCTGTTATTGCTAAAAATCGTAAAGCGGGATCGATAATTGTTATTACTAATTCTTCTCATGGTTCTCAAGTAATAGACACATCTGGAGATGAGAGCGACAATCGAGATGAGGTGATTTGTCCTTGCGACTGGTCGAATTATGTGTCAGATGATAATTTGCGTGCAATTTTTCAAAATTTAGCGCCTGGCGTAAAATTAGAAATTTATTTAGACTGCTGCCATTCTGGTACTGGGTCAAGGGATATCGGTTTTCTCCCCGATGGTGTTTTATCCATTCGTTCTCTTCCTCCGATAATTAAAGAAAAATCTAATAAGGGGATTAAAGCTAGAGGTTTTATTGAAGTTTCCGACCTAAACCATGTTCTTGTTGCGGCCTGTAAAGATTCTGAAGTTTCTTATGAATTAAGTGTGGGTGGAGCGCTTACTTATTATGCTATTCAAGCTATAAAACTTGGTTACAACAGACAACAAATGATTGATTATGTGCAATCTAAAATTGCTGCGTTGGGATTAATTCAAACACCCCAACTTGAGTGTACCCAAGTCGAGAGTTTACATCAGCCCTTTGCGTGAGGTTTTCATGGATGACGAATTTATTTATGCTGAATTAAAAAATATCTCGTCTAAACAAAGTAGTATAGAGTCTATGGTGATTGGGCTTAAAGAAAATATGGATAAAATATGTGACTGGAAAGACGATGTTCTCCCGACTCTCCAAACATGTAAAAATTACATGGAAGAGAGAAAAGAGTTACCAAATAAAATAATAAGTCTTGAAAAAAAAGAAGAGTCTTTGGAAGCGGTGGTAGAACACAATGAAGAATTAAACTCTTCTTCCCGTAAAGATACAAAGTTTTTAATGAATTGGTTTTTTAAAATTAGTGGCGCGCTCGGTCTTCTTATAATTATTAATATAATATTATCTATTATAAAAAATTTTTATGATATTAGGGGGTCAGTATAATGAACACGCTAAGTTTGTATGTTATAATTAGTACGATTCTTTCTATTTTGTCTCTTGGAATTGTTGTATGGATGTTTATTTCTGGAAAAAGATTGTATTCTGCCTATATTATGAAGATTTTGATAGTATTTCTTATTGTTATTTCTCCTTGTATAGCACAAGAAAGAAACGATACCGTTTTAGTGGATAGACCTCTTGTTATTGGGATTCCTGACGGAGTAAAAGCGGCTGATAACGCAATTAAATCAGGAGTAGATTATCTTATAGAAGACGATCTATGGAGGCAATCTGCATATGAATTTTTGTATGGAGACATGAGTGTTGGCGCGAATGTGAATCTAACGAATCTTGTAGATAAAACAAATATAAGTGCTTAATTTTTATTTAATTCAAATTTTTAAAATATCCCTTAAAATCTTAATTCCTACTCTTTTTTAATGATTGGTTCTGAAAGTTTTACTGTTTCACGTCCAAATATCTACCTCCTTAGTTCCGCTCCATGCGTAGATAAAGTTCCTACTGCCCAGCCACCTTCTGGAGGTTGTTATATTAGAGCCGAAGGAACTGGAACTGTAGGAACCGTAGTAACTACAGGAACCGTAGGTGGGGCAACTACGGTAGAAACAATTTCTACTTTCGATTCTGAGAAAGTAGGATTTGGAACTCTCAAATTTACTGCAATTACTAAAGTTACAATTACTGGATTTACCAATTTAATTTTATATCCATCATCCGAATCGGGCGAGCGCATAAAGTTGAGTTCATATACCACCTTTAATATAATTGCCGACTCTTATGATAGATTCTTAAGTGAACAATCTGGTCAATATACAGAATTTGCAGGGTTTAGAAACAAAACATATAAAACGCTTCTTTATGATGGACGATTCACTTTGCAAAAAGGAGATCTAATTACAATTCTTGGAGACGAACTTGTGGTGGCAGATGTGAGTTCCCAGCATGGACTTTGGTCGAGTCTTTTGGTCTCGACGAGAGGTAAATAATTATGAGTAACGCTGCTCAAGTTGCTGCTGAGATGGAGATGTTTGCCCTAAAAAAATGGGCGCAGACTGAGTTGTATGTGAGGCAATTTTCTAATAAAGCAGAAGAAAATATGGCAGATAGAAGTCCTGGACCGGATACAGGAGCCTTGAAAAGCGCGATAAAGTCCGAAGAAAAGTCTTTAGGAGTTTTTAGATTAGAGGTAGATACTTTTATAGAAGATATAGCGAATCCAGATACCGGAGAATCGACAGCAGTATACGGCGACGCTTGGGAAAATGGTCACTTTAACATATTTTTGAGACAGTCTATTCCTCCATTACTCTTTATGAGTGAAGGTAGTCGTGAGGCGTATGTTGATTTATTAGGTAAATTATCTGGTATTTGGGGAGGAATTTAAATAGTTTTTGTTGAACCCGTTCCTGCAATGGTCAAAAAAGCAAGACTCAATTCTACATTGCTTGCTCTCCTTCCTGCCTCTAAAATTCATGAAGGTTTTATGCCTAATGAACCAACGGTTCCAGGAATCTATATTCATAGCGGAAGATCTCCTTTACGTCAAGTTGTTTCATCCGCAAATCAAACTAATCATGTAATGACGGGCGACGCAAGATGGCAAATTGACGCTTTATCTTCGGAAAGTTCTAGTACAGCCAATAAACTTGCTCGTGTTTGTTGTGAAGCATTAATGCCCTCTATTCCAACAGCAGGATTATTTGTGATTAATTACGAAGAAAGAGATACGAATTGGGATACAGGATATCTTTGTTACCGCAGCACCTTTAGGATTGAATGTCCATATAGGGAATGGGTGACGGGATAATTTATATTTAATTCATTTTTTTAAAATCTCTATTTAAACCTATCTTCTTAACCTAGATACGATTCCCTATGTCAGGTTCGGTCTACTATTCTCGATTCGTTTTTACTTCGACGGGTCTTTCTGGTATACTTTCCGAATTTAAATCGGTTGCTGCCCAGATAGATGCTCAGGCAGCTACTTTAGGTAAGATGAATTTTACCGGCATGAATGCTGCTTTGCCAGTTTTAAAGAATATAGACAATACGTTACTTTTGATGGCCCAACACGCCAATCTTCTTTCTTCTTCTGGTTCTAAGCTCGGGAACGTCTTTACCCCAATGTCCGCAGGAGCCACAAAAGCTTCTACTGCTACTAAATCTGTAGCAACTTCTATGACCCAGTTGCAAGCCATTTCTGGGCAAGTAACTTCTTCTACCACTAAAGCAACTAGTTCAATGTCTGCTTTAGGTTCAGCGGGCAAAGCCGCGCTTGGAGGGGTTGTATCTGCCGGAGAACGAGCTATCGCCACAATGAGCGCTCTTTCGGCGGCAACGATGTCCGTTGGGCGTTCTATGGCTCGCATGGGAACTTTAGCAGCTATTCCAATGGCAGGGATGAAGGGTTTAAGTGGAGCTGTTACTGGGTCTTTGCTTGCCTCTTCTGCCGCAATGTTATTAAATCCGTTTAATGCCGCTCCATTAGTAGCTGGATATGGTGCCTATACCGGAATGAATATCGAAAAATGGGCATCTGAAGCAGCCGCTAAATCTTGGAAACCTGGGATGACCAAGGCAGATTCTGATCTCATTAAACAATATACACAACAATTAGCCCGGTCTCAAGTTGGGACCTCAGTTTATAGTCCTACCGATTTAGCAAAAGCTATCGCAGAATATGCCGGTATGGGAGGCAACGTAACTCCTGGGACTCCTAATACGCTTACTAAATCGATGCTTAAGGGGTTTTCTCAATATGCCCAAGCGATTAATTCAGAAGATATTGGTACTTCTTTAAATACTCTTGTTTCTCAAAATTTAACTTGGTTTGGTCTTAAAAAGGCTTTTGTTGAAGAGAATCTGAAATATACCGAAAATTTAATGGCATCTCTTGTTGCTACTACAAAAGCAAAAGATACAGATCTTGCTCCCTTATTAAAAGATGTTTCTGCGGTTGCTAAAACGTATGGAAGAACCCAAACTGAAACTTACGCAATGACCGCGAGCTTATATCAGCTCGGTCTTCAACCCCAACAGGCTGGTATGGCTTATCGCAGAATCTTACTTCGCGGTACTCCAAATGTTAGCGATCTGAATAAACAAGAAGCTTATAACATGGGAATTACCAACGAAAAAGGCCAGATTATTGATGAAGAGACTGGAAAGGCTGTAACTCTTTCTTATGTTAATCAAGCTCTTGATAAATTAGGTTTGACTTGGAAAGACATCAATCCTGAAACTTACGGAGAAATGGGAAGTCTTGGAGTCATCGATAAAATTAATAAAGCTTTCGATCAGAAAGGATATTCAGATATAGAGAGACAGGCTTGGGCTAAAACAGTCTATGGCCTCCAAGGATCGACGCCGTTTGCAATGTTGGGTCAAAATCCTGAATTAGCAATGGAATATTTTAAAATATTTACTGATTCTCAAAAAGGTCTTGGTGCGGCAACGGAGATGTCTGCGATCCAGGTAGATAATCTTGAAGGATCTTTAAAGTTTTTAAAAACATCGCTTCAAGGAACAGCTGCTGGAATTTCAGATTATGTTAATCCTTCGTTTAGAAAGTTTTCAGATTTTTTGACGACTACTGCTGTTCCTGGTCTTAATGCTCTCGGTGGAGCCCTCGCTGCTGGAGATTGGGAAGGCGTTGCTGATATTGCAGGATCAGCTCTCGATTTTATTGGTGAAAAATTTGCAAGTTCAGATGACACTTTAACTTCTTGGATTAATAATGGTATAGATGGTCTAGATGAATTTTCTCAAAGATTTGTAGATTTTACATCCGGAGGAGGAGTTGGAGACTTACTTGGCGGTCTTGGAGAATGGGCTCAAAATATTTGGGATGGAATAGATTGGGGTCAAGTAGGGTCCATTACTTCTAATTTATCTACCGCTTTTAATGTTGCATGGGATCAATCAATGGCGTGGTTAAGTTCTTCCATTGATAATGTTGATTGGTCTAATTTAGGAACCCGTGCGGGAGAAGCATTACAGGATGCGGGTCTTTGGATACTTAATAAAATAGGTGATCTTCCTTGGTCTGAATTAACAACTGCCGCAACAAACGCGCTAACCGGAATTTTACTCACTATAGATTGGGGATCGGCAGTTTCAACGGCAATAAGCGTTGGAGGAAAAATAGGATCAGCAATTTATAGTGGTATATCATCTGCTAATTTAGGAATCTTGTTCCAAAATTGGGCTATTCAGTTTCAGAATTCAATGGGAATGGCAATTGCTAGTGTAGCTGCATCACTAGCTGGATTAGCGGCGCAAATGGGGGTGCCAGTAGCAAGTGTTCAAGGGTTTGTTGACGCATCAATTCAAGAAGGAAAATCTATTTTAGAAACTGGTGAAAAAATAGCAAGTGTAATTTCAGACCCATCAAAAGAAACCGGACCTTATAGTTATATTCATACAACCAGTTATCAGCCTTCCGGAGAAGAGTCTAGTATACTTAAAAAATATTATAATTTCGCTATTGGAGATAGTTGGGACGCTAAAACTGGAGAGAAAAATCCTGGAATTTTTGATCCAGTTATAGATTATGTAAATTCATTTTTAAATACAAGCGATGTTCCGGTTTTAGCCGGGTCGAAGAATCAACAAAGAATTGCGGAAAAATTTGGAGTTGATATAAATACCGCGAGGGTTATAGAGCCTTATGCTAATTTAAGAGCAGAAAATGGTTTATATAGAACTACGTTTAATGGAATTGGAGGAGTAAGTGTTGACGAAGGAGTTTCTGGATCTGAAGCTTTGGGACAATTTAAACGGGATCTTCCAGCAATACAATGGTTACAAAAATCTATAATGGAAGCTAAGACCCCAGCAAAAGCTTATGTAGATGGAATTTATACATGTGCTAATTTTGTTGATGATACTATTAAAGAAATTCAATCTGCTGAAGATTCAGATTTTGCTGAAGCAATTTATTCTAAAAATGTTGAAGCAATACAGCAACAAGCGCTAGAACAGCTCTGGTCACATCGGTTAGGAATGGCGATTGTACCATATAATTCAGATATTAGTCATGCTCAGATAGGATTTAATCCTTCCAGTGAAACATCCGCCGAAGATGTGAATTTATTTGAAGTAACTCAAGGTAATACTCGTGGATATAAAGGACAAGTTCGTAGCATTGTTGCGGATAAATCTCAAGCGCAGGATTATGCTGAGTTTTTTACAAAATATTATATGAGTGAAACCCAACCGATGTTTAATGGTTTAATGTCCGAGTATTACAGATATGTTCCTGAAGATGAAAAAAATAGATTAATTAATGGAGAGGGAGCGGTAGTTGGCAATCAAGCTCTTGCGTCAGACATAACTAATAATCTTGTTAAGGGAAATTTTTTGAATAATAGGGTTGAAGTTGCTGGCGTTGGAGGGACAGAAGAGAAATCATATGCTGGAATAGAGAGTAGTACTCCTGTTGGACAAGCCTCCGTCAATAAAGTATATAAAGCGACAAAAGGATATTCTGATGACGGGACTATTACATCTAAGGCAACAAAAGTCTCTGATGACAATAACAACGATAACGACAGAAAATCTCAATCGTCTTTAAGTAAAATTGAAGACAACACAAAACAGATGTACACTCTTCTTGAGGGAGTAAACGCGCAAGGACAATCCATTACTCCTCGATGGTATAAAACTCCAGAAGATGCCGAAATTGGGAGAGTCAATTTAGAAAAATTAGGATATGAAGTAAAATCTAAATTAGTTCCAGCTCCAAATATCGTAGATCAAAATATTAAGACTATAGGAAAACAAACAACTGCAACATCTAGTTTAACAGGAGAAACAACTGGTCTTACTGGAGAAGTGTCTTCTTTATCTAGTGCAACTTCTTCTTTAACTGGAGAATTTGCTGTTTTTGCAGATTTAATAAATTCCGGAGATTATACTGGAATTTCTCAGTTAATTAAAGATAAATATGCGTTTGATAATCCGGCCACTAAGGAAGATGAGCGTTTAGGCGTGTGGACCGCCGAAGATTGGGCAAGTATAGATACTAAAACCAAAGATAAAAGTGATATAGACGCGGCGCTATCTACGTATTTATCTATTTTGAAGGCAACTCAAAATCCGTATATTGCTCCTGAAATAAAAAAAGCGACAGAAGATACCGCTAAACACACAAAAAAGCTTGAAAATTGGTCTGATCCTTGGGCGCAATTTAAAACAATAAAAGACGCATTTAGTGATTCGAGCTACGAGACCACTAAAGCCGTTCAGTCTACTACTTCAGCCGTTCAATCTGAATCTGATCGAGCTGAGACACAAGCCAAAGTAGATGAGTCTTTACAACAACTTCTTTATTCAACTATTTGTGACATTGAAGGATTTTTTACCCCAGAAAGAGTTTCTCCCCTTGGATCGTTTGTCTCCCCCACTGGAGGAAAGTTAGTTCGCGTTGCCGATACTTGGATGACTAAAGATGAATATGAAGCAACCATTGGCGTATCTGTTGTTGACCAACAAATGGCCGCTGCTGCTTTAGTTGGTAAAGTTCCATATGCAGGGACTATAACAGCAGCGGATACCCCTAGGATACTAGAATATCTTAAAACTTTAACTCCTGAAGCGATGGAGCGGGCCGTTGTTGCGTGGAATAAGAATCAAAAAATAACTCCAGAAGATTTTCACATTCCTGAAGAGTATAAAAGAGACGTAAACTGGGGAATAATGGTTGGTGGGGAAGCGAGGAAACCTCAAATGAAGTCTGTCTTACTTGGTTCCCTCGCAAATGGTAATGTTGAAGTCCCCGTTGAGCCCGTTGTTAATACCGAACCAATAGATACTTTAAAATCTACAACCGATGCCGGTCTTCCCTATGACGTGAAGGTTACTTCTAATGCCGATGCGGTGGCGGCTCAATTAGTGGCTCTTGGAGGTTCAACTACTTTTACAGTTTATGTCAATACAGTTAATGGTGGCAGCGGACAGGTAACAGATTTTGCAGAGGGGACATCTACTTTATCAGATGGGAGTATATTTAGTTTTGATGCGTTTAAGAACGTAACTGATGCATTTGAAAACGCAATTAATTCATTTAAGGAAGCATCTTCCGATATTACTGACGTTACAGATATAGGTCTTTCTACCGATCCCTTTCCCGATACTTCTGAGGTTCTTAAAGAATATCCTTGGCTTTCTACTGATCCCTTTCCCGATACTTCTGAGGTTCTTAAAGAATATCCTTGGCTTTCTAGTGATGACAAGATTCTTTTGAGTAAGGCGATGGATGTAGTACGTTCTGACGATAGCGATAAAGGAGAGTATGTTGGAATTACAAAAGAATTATTAGAAAAATTAAACACAGGAGTTTTAGATACAATACCGAAAATAAATAATTGTTATACTTCAGCCATGTCTCTTTTAGAATCTTTTGAAAAGGCTGGATTAAAAGATAATACTGCATTAGCTCTTACGAGGAATCACGCTTTTGTAGCATTCTCTCTTGATAAAACCTTTAATCCTAAAACAACCTTTTTCTTTGATAGTACTCCTGAATCGGAAGATGATTTTTATGGAACATATGGAGATATGCTAAATAATAAAAATAAAGATGATTTTTTTAAACGAATACTACCAAATGATAACAAAATTTTGATAGATAAAGATTTAAGCGATAACAGTCAGTATATAACAAAAAACGAGACTGGGTATACTTGGGTAGAAACTGGAATCAGAAAAAAAGATGTTCCTCTTGTGTTTTCTGAATCCGATTTGCAAGTTAATCCTGTTATAGATCAAGATCCAATAGGATCTTTAAAATCTAATTTGTCAGAAGGTGCGTCTTTTAATGTTGATGGGCAGGTAACAGATTTTGCAGAGGGCACATCTACTTTATCAGATGGGAGTATATTTAGTTTTGATGCGTTTAAGAACGTAACTGATACATTTAAAAATGCAACTGATTCATTTAAGGAAACATCTTCTGATATCATTGATATTGCAGATATCGGTCGCTCTACCGATCGTTTCCCTGCCACTTCTGAGGTTCTTAAAGAATATCCTTGGCTTTCTAGCGATGACAAGATTCTTTTGAGTAAGGCGATGGATGTAGTACGTTCCGATGATAGTGATGAAGGAGAATATATTGGAATCGCAAATACATTAAAAAAATTAAACACAGGAGTTTTGGATACAATACCAAAAATAAATAATTGTTATACTTCAGCTATGTCTCTTGCAGAATCTTTCGAAAAGGTTGGATTAAAAGATAATACCGCATTAGCTATTACGGATAGTCACGCTTTTGTGGCATTCTCTCCTGATAAAACCTTTAATCCTAAAACAACATTTTTCTTTGATAGTTCTCCTGGGTCGGAAGATAATTTTTATGGAACATATGAAGATATGTTAAATAATAAAAATAATGATAATTATTTAAAAATTATGTTTCCAAACGAGGATAATAAGATTATGATAGATAAGAATTTAAAGGATAATAGTCAGTATATAACAAAAACTAAGAACGGAGAGTATGGTCCTATACAAACCGGAATGGATAAAGAAGATGTATCTATTATATTTTCTGAATCCGATTTACAAGTTAATCCTATTATAGATCTTGGACCAATAGAGTCTTTAAAATCTAATTTGTCAGAAGGTGCGTCTTTTAATGTTGATGTTCAGGCTCCCAACGCTAATGCGGTTGCGGGTCAACTTTGGGGCCTCGGGGGTTCAACAACTTTTACGGTTTATGTTAGTACGGTATCACAAGGTTATGCTGATAATTTAGTTGGCGTTAATTACGGTGATGTGATTCCCTCTAATCTTCCGGTCTTACAAGGAACCCCTAATATGTCTTTATATGATATTCCAGCCTTTGCCGAGGGTGGTTATACTGGTGAATACCAGGGAAATGCTACCGTTCATCCTCATGAAGTTATTTTAAATGCTGCTCAACAAAGAGGAGTTGCTGACGCTATCGCGTCAGGGCCGAGGGGGAATGTTACTATTCATATAGATGCTCGCGGGGCGATAATAACAGATGGTAGTATGGATACTCTTGTTGAGAGAATAAAATCTTCTTTACAAAGCGAAGGATATAGGTGAGATAATGTTTAATTTATCTAGATTTAATAAACCAAAACATATATATATTACTTCTACCTTAATTTCCAAATGGATTACTAGAATAAAAACAGAAGAAATTTCTAGTATTGTAAGATGGAATACTTGCAAGAAGTCTTATCGGTTTAATGCTTCTAGATTTAATAAATACGCTTCTCATTGTTATGTTGGTTCCGCTTTAACATCAAAATGGAACACTAAAATGAATCTTTCTGAAATTTTTAGTGTTTTAAAGTGGAATAATCACGAAAAACCTCATTTGTTTAATAATAGAAGATTCAATGTAAGAGGATAATAAATGTCTTTTAATGGACAAAAATATAATGCTTCGTTATTTAATAACGATATTGGAGCCACGAAGTATGTTACATCTTTTTCCTATTTAAAATGGGCGGGGATGGCGTATACCGAACAATATACTATCAATTTTGAATGGAAAAATTTTGAATTTGTAGAAGAGATTTCTGATGTTTTAAAATGGGATAGTGTTGCTTATAATGACTCTTTTAGTATTTTAGAATGGAATAACGTAGCTTATAATACCTCTTCTGATATCTTGGAGTGGAACAACGTAGCTTATAATATTTCTTCCGACATTGTTAAATGGAAAAATCATGTTTATTTTGATGAGATTTCCGATGTTTTAAAATGGAATAATGTTGCGTATAACGATTCTTCTGATATTTTAGAATGGAATAACGTAGCCTATAATATTTCTCCAAGTATTTTGAAATGGAACAATGTAGCTTATAATATTTCTTCTGATATCGCCAAATGGGAAAATTTTGAATTTGTAGAAAAGACCTCTATTTTAGACTGGAATAATATTGCATATAACGATTCTTCTAGTATTTTAGAATGGAACAATGTAGCTTATAATATTTCTTCTGATATTTTAGAGTGGAACAACATAGTTTATAACACTTCTTCTGATATTGCCAAATGGAAAAATTTTGAATTTGTAGAAAAGACTTCTATTTTAGACTGGAATAATCAGATGTTTTTGGATGAAATATCTAGTATCATGCAATGGAAAAATTATGTGTTTTCTGATGAAGTATCTGATATTTTAGAATGGAACAATATAGTTTATAACACTTCTTCTGATATTTTGGAGTGGAATAATCAGTCGTTTATTCGTTCGGTTTCTACTGCTAGATGGAAAGAGATTTCATATAATGTGGGACAAAGTACTTTTAAGTGGATGAATATTTCGGGAGGGCGAATTCCGTTAACTGATTATTTAAGTTTTAAAACAGTTCAAGGACAATATATTTTTCCTGATATTATTGGTGGAAGTATTTCGTTCAAAGATGGATCTATTGGGGAAGCAAATTTTGATGTTACCAAATTCATTCCTGAAGATTCCCAATGTATTTTCTATTTAAAAGGTAATACAAGGATGTTTGATGGTATTTCTCGGAGATGTGTAAAAGATTTCGATGGTACATACAAAGTTACGGTTCAAGAATATCCGGAAATATTAAAACCGGAGAATGGAAAGGTGGGTATTATTTAGTTAAAAATGATTGGCACGATATTGAATTAGAAAATTTGATTTCCAGTAATAAACCGACCGAGAACAGCAACGAAGTTGGTATTCTTTATATGGCATTTTCTGCAATACCAGATGTCTTTTTTGAGGAATATGACACTACAAATAATATATTTAAATTTGAATATACAGGTTTACCATATGCAATAACCGAAGTTTTTGAAGATTCTAATTTGCTTACTCAACAATCAAGTCTTGAATTTATGCAATCAACAACTCTAATTACGGCATTAACCGTCAATGGTTCCGAAACGGAGGTTGTCGTAAATAGTACATCTAGTTTTGGGGATAGCGGGTCCATATATATAGATGATGAGCAAATAGATTATACTTCGAAAACTGCAACTCAGTTTGAAGGATGTACTCGTGGAGCGGGAAGCACCATAAAATTGTCGCACACGTCTGGGACAGTCGTTAATCCTAAAAAGAATGCGTCATGTTTGCTCACAACCGCACTTATTACTGATGGGTCCGAGACTACTGTATCTGTAAACAATACAACTGGATTCGACAATAGTGGTACAATCTTTGTTAATGGAGAGGAAATAACTTATACTTCAAAAACAACAACTAGCTTTGTAGGATGTATTCGGTCTGCTAATGGGTGGACAAAAGAGAATTTGCCGATTGGAACAGTAATTACTCATAATACGAATATTTCTGGTTGGTACCATGATGTCGATAATAGAACATTATACATTCGGTGTTCAGATGGAGCGTTTCCTTATTATCATGTAATTTCAGTCCCATATATTTGGGATTCTCAAGTTCCAATAAGATTGGGAAATTTCGTGAGTAGCGTTTATAATCCACCTATTGTTACTGTATATAGTGGAGGAAATGGGACTACTATTTCTCCGGATTTGCAACCTCCAACCGGAGGAACCTACTTGAAACTAGTTGGAACTGGAACCGCAGGAAATGTTATAATTACTGGGGTAGCCGACGATGCCAGCGTAACAGAAACAATTTTAGCTACAACTTTCGATTCTAATAAAATTGCTTTTAGTACTAAAAAGTGGGTAACAATTTCCAATTTAAATATATCTACTTGGACTTCTATGGTGATTCAATCGTCGGCTCCTAAGATAGCTTATTGGGAAACTGCTAATGGAGATGTCCCATTAGATACATTAGAGAATTTGTTGACAGCGCTTAATTTAGAATATGAACCTGTATTTAGAAATGGTATTTGTCGTATAGATGTTTCTGAAAAGATTGGAAGCGGGTCTGTTGAGTTCCCGGCTAATTATTATAACGAACAGGATAATATTATTGCAGTCCAAGAAATCGACATGGCCGATGCCCGTAATATGATTAATGGAGTATGGTTTACAGGATATGGATCGGGCGCGGCTAGAGTGAAATCTGGAAAACATATCAATAGGGGTCGAGGAGGAAGGTTTGTTCTACTTGATGATTCATCGATTCATAGTCAGGCTGTAGCAGATGGTTTTGTTGAAAAATATTTAGATGATCATTATTTACCAACTAGAAGTATAAAATTCTCATCTCCATTAGTAATTGGAGATACTGTGGATCAACGTAGATTAGGGGATACTGCTCATATATCTATCCCTTCTGAATTTCTTGAGCAGGACTTAAGAATTACTAATATTGCTATTAAACTTAAGCCTTTATCTCAGACTCTTACATTTGGAGATAAGTTAATTTCTTGGGATGATCAGATAAAGGCGATGAGGAGTGCTTCAGAAAAGTATAGAAAACACCTTCAAGATGAGATCGAGGAATTTGGCTGGTCTTGGACTGAAAATTTAGATTCAACAGCCACCAGGGAGAGTACTTTTGATATAACAAGTGACGCTCTTAAGGTACAGAAATTAGAACTAACATGTACTACCGATTTTCATACGACAGACACCTCTCTTGGTAGTGGATCGGGAGGCGGAGGAGGTGGAGGAGGTGGAGGTTCGGAGGATAATCCGGCTGGAACGATTTCCTCCACGACTCATCATCATCAAGTAGTTGGAGTTACTGCTGTTCCTAGCGCTACTGTTGCTGTTGCCGAAAAGTATCATTATCATTCTTTAAATAGTATAGTTTCTAGTGTCCCTAGTGCTACTGTTGCTGTTGCCGAAAAGTATCATTATCATTTTTTAAATAGTATAGTTTCTAGTGTCCCTAGTGCTACTGTTGCTGTTGCTTCAAGTACTCATTATCATGCCTTGAGTAATCTTGCATCCGGTGGACCTAGTTCTACAGTAGAAATGGCTACATCTAGTCACAATCACCAGTTTACAGTTGCGGCAGTGGCGAGTAGTTCGGTAACAAGTGTCGCGACTTCTAGTCACACTCATACATATACTTCAACTTCTGCGACCCCTAGTGGATATGTTAATGTTGCTGGGAATTTACACACCCATACTGTTTCGGTTAGTGGAACGCCAACAACTAACAGCCAGTCTCTGGTAGTTACAGTTTCCAATGGACTAGACTCTTTTGCGTGTTGCACTGGGATAAATTGTGGTAAACAATTCGTAACTGCATCAAGGACTCATACCGCTACAGTTCCAAATCATAGCCATTCTGTTAACATGACTATTGGTGGAACCACCGGAACGCCAAGTGCAGGGAGTGCCGTTGCAACTTCTGATCATACTCATACGGTTAGTGGAACCACTTTCGCTGGGTCATCTGCCGTTAATGTTTCTTCGTCTAGTCATACACATGTAGTTTCTGGCAGTACAATTTCTACCACAACAACTACAACTGTTGCTTCGTCTAGTCATACACATACAATTTCTGGAAATACTGAAGCGTGTAACGCTCCAACAACCGTGGCGTCGTCTGGACACACTCATACTATAACTGGAAATACTGAAGTTTGTAACGCTCAAGATGTTGCCGCGTCATCTAGCCATACGCATACAACTTCTGGAAATACTGAAGTTTGTAATGCTCAAGAAGTTGTTGCTACATATGACCATACTCATCAGATTAATTTTGAAACATCTGATGCAGAAGCGGGAACTGCCACATATACTGCTCCTCAATATATATCTCAGTTTACTTATAAAACACAAGGAGGAATATTAACAAATTTAGTAACTGGACGACCTTATGATACGGGAGACCCGGTTTATGATACATATAGAGAAAATCCTGATTATCGTTTCAAAGCAACCGATATATATACTTGTTTCCGAGGAGGGGGTAATCCCGACTTAGACCCTGAAATGTATTTATATATTTCAATAAGCGGCCCTGGAATAGTTGGAGATCAAGAGATAACAGGATCTCCATTCGTTATAAGAATTTCTGACGATATTGGAACCGTGTTAATTGATAATTTGGTAAAAGAAAGCGGGACTTTTACGGTAAAGATAAGAGCCGAGAATAAGGACGACTCAGAAGAAAGCGTATATCTAAAATTTAATATGCAGATAAGTGGTCAAATATTTGTTGATACAATAATTAAAGGTTAATAGAAACTTTTAAATACTAATAGGAATATGATATGAATATGGCCGAGGAAGTTTTTGAATTGGAAGATGGAACGGTTGTAAAAAAGTTTTGTTTAACTCGAATAAGTGATGGCATCTCAAATTATGAAACTATTTGGGATGTATTAGATGTGGTTACAAGAATAACAAAATTGAATGTAATTAAAAATGAAAGCGGAATAGTTACTGATGTTTCTCTCGTTCTTCCTAAAATTGACGAAGTTGTTGTTCAAATGGCGCTGCGAAATTTTGAGACGTATCATTCTATAAAAATGAACGACTCTAATCTATCGGCAGAAGAAGTTTTAGAAATGAGAAGGGGAAAGTTAGAAAAATTGATTGGGAGTAAACTTTGACTCATACTTATTACTTAAATAGTCACGATAATTTTATTTCGTTAGAGCTTTCTCCGACGTATGGAATTTATATAACTGAAAATCCTACGTTTGATCCATCTAGTTCTTTTGAAACATTATCTCCTTGGCACGGTACAACTGTTGATGTTATAGATATTCAGTCTAAATCTACCAAAGTAGTTTTTAAGGGACATTGTACAACTGAATCTGCGATTAGATCTTTAGCGAAATATCATATTACTAATTATAATTGGAATACAGACGAAGATGAGATGTATCTAGTTAAGGATTTATCAAAAAGATGGAAAATTTTTGCACTAGATTTCAGTTATGAACATTCTCATCCGGGAATGCCTTATTTATTTACGCTTACATTGACGTTATCAGAGATAGGGGCAGAAGGCTATGTACTAACTTCCAAAACGGGAAGTATGTCTTCTCCGGCGTCAGTGGCTTCAATTGTAAATACGGGGGACCAAAATAGTTACTATGAATTAATTAAAATTATTGGTGTGTATTCAGATAGTTCTAATTTGTTGGAGCCTGTTGTTGCTCAAGCGGATCTTTTATATTATATAGATGTTGCTGACGTGTTATTGGATACAGCGTTTTTCGAATTTTATAATGACTATACAGCAAAACACACTTATGATGAATCTTTTGTTACTTCAAATGGATTTATCAGGAATGTGAATACTTCCACAAATGTAACTTGGAGCGATAGTACAGATCCCCACCATTTAGTTATAGCTGCAAGTGCAACTTTACAATATAAATTTCAATTGATTCATCCTTTATTAAATGATCCAGAGTTGTCGCTAACGACGAGTGATGTTATTGGGACTCCAGTATTAGAGGTCTCTCCGGATGGAGAAGTCTGGTGGGAGTGCGAAAAGAGTATAATTGCTGGCGCGTTGGTTAAGTATAATTTAACAAAATTGTCAGGTTATAGTGAGTTTTATTTTAGAATTACAACTGATACGAGTTCTTCTTTGAAGTTGTCATATTTAAAGTTAATTTCTTGGCATAATTATAGCGGGCAAAAACCAATTCCTTATTTGAGATCTGGTAGTGTTTCTGAACAATTGAATATTTCATTTTCTGGAGGAGCATTAAATTACGAAATAAATTATAGAGATAAATGGTCTGTGTAATGAGAATAAAATTTAATTCATATTTTTAAAATATGTCAACATTGTTTCAAATTTGATTATTGTGGTGATTTTAATGCCTATTGTAGCAACAGATATAAAGATTTACGAGTCAAAATCAACAGCTTCCGCAGATGGGGAAGCTAGTGGGAATGGGTTGGGAAAATACAGATCTTCGGATGAAATAGTAACAAGTGTAGACGAAAACTTGTTTGATAATGTTACTGCGGCGGAGTCCGAGGCGGGAGATACGGAATATAGAGCGTTTTTTGTGAAAAACACTCATGCTACTCTTTCGTTTGTTAATGCTAAAGTATATATTTCTCCGACAGGAACTCTTCCGATGACAGGATTAACAACTCAGTTGGAAGCGTCCGGTTCTGAAACGACAGTTTATGTGGATAGTACAACGGATTTTCCAGCATCGGGAGCTTTTTTTGTTGAGGACGAGGAAATCACCTATACTGGAAAAACGGCAACCACATTTACTGGGTGCGGACGCGGGGCTAATAGTACTTCGAAAGTACTTCATGCTATTGGGGCTAAAGTTGAGCATAATCAGGTTAGATTCTATGTCGAAGAGCCTTCAAATAAATCTACTGGATACATCGCGACTATTGCAAATGAGAGTACGGAGCCAGCGGGTACGCCAACATGGATTACTCCTTATACGTTTTCAACCGGAGCTTCGATAGGGACTCTTGCTCCTGGAGAATTTTATGGAATTTGGGTTAGAAGAAAGATTCCAATGGGGTGCCTCGCAAAAACCGGGATATCATATGTATTTGCTCGCAAAGGTGAAACTGCGGAGTGAGAATAAGTGACAAAGAATTGGAGCAGATTCCCTCTGGCTGAACCAGAGGGGGAAGATTTAGCTAATTTTTCAGCATATGAAGTATATGAAAAATTAGCAATTGCCGGATATGGGGTTCTAAGCGGATGTGTAACAACTAGAACCAGTGCCACCGAGGTTGCAGTAGCAAGTGGTGATATATCAATTTCGGGTGTTTCTGAGCCATTTGCGGGTGGAAGTTTAACTTCTATCGCCGCTGCCGCAGCTGGGAAACAAAGATATGATCTAGTCTATATTGACGGAACCGATTCTATCTTAAAACTTTGTGCGGGGGTTGAAGAAACTCCGGATAGTGCAATTGATTTTCTAGAAAATTATCATCCTCGACCTGCGGAGCCAACAGATACTGATTGGGTAATTCTTGCTATTATTAGAGTTACCGAGAGTGGTATAACAGAAGATGATTTTGGAACGCTTCCTTATGCTACGGATAGTATTGCAGATATGAGAATGTCTCCACCTTTTGCAGTGGATAATGAGACTCTTCAAGTTGTTGACGGGGTAGCATCAACAATAAACCGAACCTGGACTCCTGAAACTAATTTTACCGCCACTCCTGCAAGCACCTCGACCCTCACTATGACTTCAGATAGAACATCTGTAATTCAATCTGGTTATGGTTTGAAATATACAATAGGGGGAACTGATTATTACGGAATTGTAGATTCGATTACGAGTAATTTACTTACAGTTGCGGGGGTGTCACTTAGTGGAGATGTTACATCGCTTAAATGGTGTGATCCAACTAGGGTTGTTCAAGTTGATTTTCCTTTGATTTCAGGAACTTTTGCAGACGCGGCAAACTCCACACTACTTTCCAGTGACGCTAAGACGGCATATCGATGGAATAGGTCGGCAGCGTATTGTGTAAAAATTTTACATAAAGTTGAAACGAAGGATTCTGGAGCTAGTCAACCAAATGTAACCATAGAAAATAAAAGCTTAGAAACTCGGTGGACAGAAGTTGCTCCAAAATATGGAAGTGAAACGGCTATACGTTCTCTAGCTGTGATGGACGGAGTTCTTTATGGCGGAACTTATCCTAATGGTAATCTTCTAGCTTGGAATGGAACAGATGCTTGGACAGAAGCTGCTCCTCAATCTGGAAGTGAAACATATATATATTCTCTAGCTGTAATGAGTGGAGTTCTTTATGGTGGAACTGGTCCCAATGGTAAACTTCTAGCTTGGAATGGAATTGATGCTTGGACAGAAGTTGCTCCAAAATATGGAAGTGAGAATTCCATACACTCTCTAGCTGTAATGGGGGGAGTTCTTTATGGTGGGACTGGACTTCACGGCAATCTTCTAGCTTGGAATGGAACTGATGCTTGGACAGGAGTTGCTCCTCAATTTGGAAGTGAAGCATATATATATTCTCTAGCTGTAATGGGGGGAGTTCTTTATGGCGGAACCAGTCCCAATGGTAAACTTCTAGCTTGGAATGGAACAGATGCTTGGACAGAAGTTGCTCCAAAATATGGAAGTGAAACGGCTATACGTTCTCTAGCTGTGATGGACGGAGTTCTTTATGGCGGAACCAGTCCCAATGGTAAACTTCTAGCTTGGAACGGAGTTGATGCTTGGACAGAAGTTGCTCCTCAATATGGAAGTGAAACGGATATATATTCTCTAGCTGTAATGGACGGAGTTCTTTATGGTGGAACTGGTCCCAATGGTAAACTTCTAGCTTGGAATGGAATTGATGCTTGGACAGAGGTTGCTCCAAGATATTTACCTGAAGTATATATATATTCTTTATCTGTAATGGACGGAGTTCTTTATGGCGGAACTGCTAATGGTGGTAAACTTTTATATGGAGTTAATGGATCTATTTTAAAGGACAATGGGAATTGCGGATTAGGCGTAGACACAGCTTGGACTTCGACTACGGTTGGGATAAGGTCTAGTGCATATGAAATTGAAACTGGAACGAGTTTAGAGATAAAAACGGACGCCTTGGGCTCAAATGGAGATGCTTCTGATTTAACTGTTAGTGCAATGTTTGTGATACCTTAAATATTTATACTTCAAAGTATAAATATTTAATTCATTTTTTTAAAATATCCTTTAATTCTTTTCTTTCCAACTCATTATTAATATCCAATTAATTGGTGCATATTAATGAGAAAATCTATAATTACTATTCTGGGCGTTATATTAATGACGCTGTTTATTGGTATAGCTCTTGCAGATCCGTGGGAGACGTATAAAAATACTGCATATTCTAGGTCTGATGTTGTAATTGGACCTACATTTGATTTTACCACATCTGCGGCAGGGACAGCAACTCTAACTAATGGAGTTACCATTCCTTCTGGAAAAGTTCTTGCTGGTGATGTTACTGGAACAGCTTCGAGAATTGCAGTTGGAAGTTTTATCGATACCGCATATGCTTTAAAAAATTCTACTTCAAATAAAGCACAGGTTAATATTTCCGCGAATATGGGTCTGCGTTTAGGGACTGGTGCAACACAAGGATCTATTGAACTTTATCCCGGAGACGGTATCGACGTTGGAGCTTCTGGAACGGCGGTAGATGTTACGGATATCGTAGATCATGCACATGGTATTGATGAGACAACTACCAATAACATAGGAGTTAATTTAACCGCAGATAAAGGTCTTGAATTTGGTACTGGATCGGCAGAAGGTTCTTTACAAGTAGAGGCTGGCAATGGTATTAAGCTGTCCTCTTCTGGTGTTGCTGTGGAACCTACCGACATTATAGATACTTCTTATGGTCTTATGGATAATTCTGACGATATTAGAATAAATTTAACTCCGAATGCAGGTTTAGAATTTAGCGCAGTAGGTGCAACTTTAGGCAGCCTTGGTATTAACTTGGATGGTTATAGCCTTACGCTTGGATCTTCTGGGATCAAGATTAATGGCACCGATACGATAGAGGTCGCCGGTGTAGTTGCCTCCGGAAATTCTTACCTTAATACAACCGTTGTTGGCACTGGTGCTACATTAGATACGGCTGATGCCGATGGTGTCAAATCTGGTGGAGTTATAGTTCCCCAAGAGATGATTATCAACGTGCCAATTACCACTTCCGAGCCTGATCAAACTGTATTCATCGCAGATGATGCTTGGCAGATAACTAAAATTGAAGAAGTTCATGCTACTGCACAAAATACAGCATATCCAAATACTGGGAGTGTTACAGTTACAAAATGTACTGGAACTCAAGCTGCCGCGAGCGGATCTGTCCTACATAATGCAACCATGTATTTGAATAACACCGCAGAAACTGTCCAGACGCCAACTTTGAACGCTGCAACTGGAGCATTAAATCTGGCAGATGGTAATAGATTAGCAATAAATGTGAATGGAACTATGGATACTTTTGCAAATGGTTTGATTACTATCCATATGAAGAGGATTTGAGTTATTCCATGAAATTTAAATGGACTGGACCTGAAAATTGGTTTGTTGGTGATGCTGGAGGTGAAGGTACTCGAATGAGTACCTTCGCTGACGGATATGAATGCTCCGAATTTGGGGGAAAAATTAAAGGGTGGAAGAAACGTGGTTGGATTAAGGTGATAAAATGAGTGTTTGCGATGCCAATACGAGGTTCCGACTTACTCTTGCTATGCTTGGTTCTGTTTTATTTATGGTTCTTATTGTTATGATTCTAAGCGCATTTGGTAAGCCCGTCCCAGACTTTGTTAGTGGTGTAGTACTTGCTGGTTTTATGATTATGTTAAAAGATGCTTATGCGAGTTATTTTAAGGCGCGAGAAGAATTGCAAGCATCAAGGATATTACAAGAAAAAAATTAAGATGGTGATTTATTAAATGACAACTTTTGAAAATCCAACTTCTATTGAGTCTCGTGTTGGTATAGCTGTCGAGACTACCGAAGGTACTGCGATGGCAGAGCCTTCTGTTGAACTGTTTATGAACTCGGGATCTGCTCCAGAGTTAGATCTGGTTGTGGACAATAAAATTAAGCAGAAAGCTTTTAATGAACCTTATAAGAGAAACGAAATCCGTGGATACTGGCACACAGAAGGGAATCTCCCTGGACTTAAGTTCTCTCCAACAAATGGAATCCCACAGTTTCTTGGAGTAGGATTTGGGAATTCTTGGTATAACAAACAGGTGTATGTTATTACACTTGAAGCTTCTGGTGGACTTCTTTTTAAAAGAGGAGATAAGATTTTTGGAAAAACTTCTTTAGCTCGCGCAGAGGTTGCAAGAGTTGTTGGGGATGTTCTTTGGCTTATTGGTGTCCAGGGTACGTTTGATTCAGGAGGAAATGAAGACTTATTAACATGTCCTGGTGGAACTGATTGGGCTACCGATACTCTGGTTACGACTCCTGGATTTGCCGCTGTTTCCGGATATTACTGTCATAAGTTAGATGCGGTGAGAAGCACTTCAAATGTTGGTGTTGTAGGGGTTCACACAACTGCTACACAAGCCTGCCTTATGGATCAGATGCAAGACTTCTCTGAATTCGGAGTTACTAACGGCACCAAAAAGAAAATGTTCGTAACCGTAAAGGATGCTACGTCTGGTACTCCTATTCCGATTTCTGGATGGATGGGTGCTCCCATAATGGGTATTAAGTTTAAAACTGGAACAGCCACTTTTACTGTAGGTTCGAAGCTTTCTGCTAAAACCGGCGAAGGAGCTGCTGTAGTTATAGGTGACATTATAGGTTTCCGTGTTGATTCTGGTACTTGGGCTTCTGATGCCGCGGGAATTGTTTTTGTTGCGATGGATGCTACCGCTCGTGCAGTAGTTGATGCAGATGTTCTTACTGATGACCATGCCGTAACTCCCGGTGCCGCAGTAGCAGATCAAGCAGCTATTCCTGCCTATCTTAGTAACGCCGTAAAGATTTATAACAACGCAGATACATCTGGCTCAGCTCAGTCTTGGAATGGTAACGTTACTACCTTTGACGAGACCGATACTTTAACTTATACCGCCATTCAGAGAACCTTTGATCAGAGGTCTTTGTCTGTGTTCGTTAAAGATGCGGGAGACAATACTAAGGTTGGGTGTGGTACCAAGATTAAAGAACTTAGTTTTGACATAACCGCCGATGCTTTTGCCTACAATGTTGGTCTCTTAGGAAGAAATCTTGAGTATCCCACAACCGAACCCGCTTATCCAGGCGGACTAACTGATTCTTCTCCGTTTGGCGCATCTTCAAGAACGTTCGAGATTGACGGATCTTCTTCTGGTCAGGCTGCTCAGGTAAATAGGGCTCGCGCAAGTTTCACTTGGGATTTTGCCCCTGGAAAGGGTGTTGTTATCTCAGAGAACTACCCCACAACGCTTCAGCCCACCACATACAATATCATTGGAACTCTTGATGTCCAATGGAAGAATAACGCTATGATGAAGGCGTTCTGGAACAACCCCTCTGGATCTGCTCCCGCGGCTGGGACCTTGATTTCTAAAAGATTAGCTTTCGTGTTAGATAGTGGAGATGCAGTAACTACCGGATATAACAAAATCCTTTCTATCGAACTTCTTGGCACTATCGATTCCGCAACATTGAATAGGGACCAAGATGGATACATACAACCCACTACTATTGAGGGTTATATGAGCGATAGCACCTATATTTGGGGCCCCGCCCGGTTCTACGTGTTTGATTCAACAGCAACACACTAGACAAAAAGTCTAGTGTTATCTTTTTTTTTAATCAATAGAAACTTTTAAATACTATTAAATTAATTGTAATTCGTAATATGTTTTCATTTTGGAGAATATTCATGAAGAATAAAATGCTCTTTTCGCAGCGGGAAGATCTGCAATTGAATGCAGATACTAAGATAACGTTGATGAAGCCTGGACAGGATCTTTACCTTAGATACGCTCCTAAACTTGAGAAGGTAATGAGGATTTTGTTCGGTAAGAAAGATGGAGAGACTATTTTACCCTGGACGGAGAACGAGGACGAGTATAACTACGTTAATAGCGTCATTAAGCCCATTCTGATCTACTCCATAAGGAACCCCAATGATTATAAGAAGAGGCTTCTGGTAGACAATGATCAAACTCCTGGGGCGGATCAGGAATATTATGACGATTTTAATCCGGTTCTTGATGCTAAAACTCTTGAGAGTCAGGGGTTCTATAAGAACGCAGAAGAGAATACAAAAATCTTTACTCCTCAGTTAACTTTGTTCTTTATTGTGCTTCGGAAATCCGGGTGGATGTCTTCAGACGAAGATACGGATGTTAAAGAAGTAGAAACCTTTCCTGAAAAGTCCGATGGGGATAAGGAAATTACTAATAGCGAAACTGTATGATCTTCGACCTTCAGAAGTTATTGATCCTTTTTACGAGTGTTCTTTGTCTATAAGAGATGAGATAGATATTTCGTTTAAGACGACTCATGAAAAGCGAATTATAAGTATCCTTAAGGGTGAAATCTCAATAACCGGAGAAAAACCTGCACCAAAAGATCCATATCCGAGACCACAACATTGCGACTCAAGTATTTTGACGAAGGGAAGCAGATTCCTAAAGAAGATGGCCCGAGAAGTGGGATGGATTTAGAGACATCTGTCGCGAAAGTTTTGGATAATGAAACATTAGATGCGGCTGGGCGACTGTATGAGGAGACTTATAATTCTTTTTATGTTTTTGTGGAGAAAATATTTTCTTTAGCTATTAAGGAAAAATATGGCAAGTATGTAGGCGGAGAATATATAAAAAGAAGTTGTGATTTTTTACAAAATAATAAAAGAACGATGTATTGTGGCCCAAGATTACA